TTCAGGGAGAGCGAGGTCGTCTTATTTAGAAGGTTCACGATACATATAAAGCTTTATACTAAATATTAAATTAATTATTTAGTTTATCGTGAACCTTAAAAAGAGTACCGTCCACTCGGAGCCTGTGAGGGCTCCGGGGACTCTCACTTCGTTCGTACTTTTTAAGAACCACTTTAGGATTTAATATTATTTCATTCAGTTCTAATTAAATATTCTATTATATTCTTATTTATATTTTCCTATTAACCTTCTATATAGTTTATTCAGTTTCTTGAAGGCCCCGAAGCGTAGCGGAGGGGATAAGAATTCTGGTATCCTTAGTCCTCGAAAAAATGTTACAGGAAGAAGAGAAAAAAGAGGAGTTGGTTTCCCATTAACTCCTCTAATCTTCAGACCCTTTTACAAATCCTTGAAAGCTCTTATTGATGTACAAGTACATCTGAAGATAGATTTGAGACTATAGAATCCTAAAGTATTGAAAGAAATGGATATAATAGTAATCTATCTTTTATATTTTTAACAATTAAAACTCAAAAAAATGTACACAGCAGAGTTTTATGTATCAGTCATGTTTATCGCAATATTCATGACTTTAGGGAGAATTTTGGTAATTTCCCTAATTATTGCGGCTTTCATCAAAATTATGTTGAAGGTAATTCGCATTATTCGACTAGATAAAAATAGTCTTTTAGAATAATAAAATTCATCCTAGGTCTCCTTACGACCTGGGATTTTATTTTTATCACCTATAAGGATTTGATTCTTCATTGAGCGTAAAAGCCTTATATATGAGAAGATAATAAATGTTTAATAATATACTCCTTAAGCTAGATATAATAAAAGCTTGAGGAGTTTTAATTTTTTAAAGTTATGAAGAATACAAATAGAGAAGAGATCAGAAGAGAATTTCAGAGGTTAAAGAACAGACTTGAAAGAGTAAGAAGATCAAAGCCTGAATTTAACAGACGCCAATATGTCAGAACAGCAAAGGGCATGATATCAGTCTATGAGGTAGGCAAGGATTTTGTGAGGTTAATTAAAAGGATAGATAACTTGAAACATAAGAGCAAAGCAATAAAGGAGCTTCGGAAATCGATAATTAAGTATTGTGAGAGAAACAACTTAATAACTCATTCGAAGATGTCTCCTGAACTTAGACGTTCGCTTATGGCTACATTATGTGGCTCAGGTTTACTTACCGTTTCCTTGTTATTATTGACTGAAAAAATAGGTCATGATTTGATGAAAGGCCTAGGAGGAAAAGTAAAAGAGAGGACTTAGTTCCTCTTTTTTTTTATTTCTCCACTCAAAGCCTTATATATGAAGAAAAATAAAAAAAAGAAAAGATTATGGAAAAATTTATTACAAAAAAAGAAAGCTGCGGAAATAGCAGGAGTAAGTACACAGACTATATCTAATTGGAGTAATGCAGGATTAATAACTGTCAGAATTATAGGTAAGTCGATGTATGTTGAGAGAAAATCGTTGGATGAGTTATTGAGAGGTAATACGATGGAGAAAGTTGTTAATATACGAGAACTCAAGGAACGATTAAGAAAAGAAGAGGAAGAGCTTTACGATAAGATTAAATTCATAACCAAGACAAAACGTAGAGTAAGATTTTTTGCAGAGACTGTGGTGACTGCAGTAGTTCTAGGCATGAAGGAATATAATGGTGCTTCGGCTGGAGATCGTATAGTAAGTTCATATGAGACTTCTATAAAATTTTTTGATATGATTGAGTCGATAAGTAAGTCATCCGATCCTGAATACTTGAAGATGACTTATTCACCATCAAAGAAAGATTTTAAATTATTATGGAAAACTATTCGTAGTCTCAGGGAAGATGGGATAGTAACATTAGATAAATTAAAGAATAAGTCATTAGAATGTTGCCAAAAAGATCTTGAGATAAAGAGATTAAAAGCCATCATCGAAGGAAGAAGTGATGATATAGAAAATGAAGTGAGGAAGGATAGGGTTAAATTATTAGAAACCCCTATACTTCGCGAAGATTTCACCGTAAGAGTTTATGGAGTACTTTGTTCAATTGGTGTAAAGACTATTAAAGATCTTGTGTCAATCGAAAAACCTAGGACTGGAGTTTATAAAAATCTTGGACAAAAATCAATCGGAGAATTAGATGATATGATTGAGTTGCACGGTTTATGTTGGTCTATGGATATTGATAATTTTATAATGACAGGTGAAGCGAGAAAGAAAAGAGAGGATTAATTTCCTCTCTTATTTTTTTTTATTTTTGTAGTATTTCTCTTATCCTCTTAAGGGTCTCTTTGTTTATTTTTCTTATTAGTTCCCATGATTCTTTAATAAACTTATCATATTCTATCCTCTCGTATAATTCGTCTTTATAGTCTAAGATATCAAAAAGTTCTTCACGTGTTATCTTAAATTTCTGTACTGGGGGAGGAAGGCTTTTATTTTCACTATTTATTTTCTCAACTCTAAGGAACACACTATTTTTTACTTTAGAGATTACCCATCTTTTTGTGTATCTCTTTAAGTGTTTTCCTCCAATCGTTCCAAGTACTATTAAAAAATCTTCCGTAAATAAAAGACAGTAAAATTCATTGAGAACAGCATTTGGTGTTTCACAAAGTTCTATTTCCATCATTTGTTCATGTTTCTCTTCCTCTCTTCCCATTTCTCTCGAGCTAATTTTTGTAAGTCTTCTACTGTATCTGTTTCATCTACTATTTCTATTCCAAGTAGGTTTTCAATTACATCTTCAAAACTAGCAACACCGATAAAAGTACCATATTCATCTACTACTATTGCCAAGTGTTGTTTTGTTTTTAGGAATTGTTCGAATAGTATGTTTACGCTAGACGTTCCTGGGATAAATATTATATCTTTATCGTAATCAGTATGTCCAATCGTTAATCCTGGTTGGTGAACGTCATAATCTTGGTATATATCAGTTTTGTATGCTATTCCGATTATATTATCTTCTTCACCATCCCAAACAGGTATTCTAGAAAACTCAAAATCATCCGGAAAATCTTCTAGTGTTGTATTGATATCGAAAGACTTTACAACTGTTCTCGGAGTCATGATATCTTTTATTTTCAAGTTATCCAGGCCTAGTAGATTTTTAATAATTTTGCTTTCTCTTCCTGTAAACACTTTCTCTCTTTCTCCGATTGTTGCCATGCTAGACACTTCTTCTCTAGATACGGTTGCTTCTTCTGTTTTAGGTGAGAAGATAGCCATAATATATCTAGACATCCACACTATAGGGTATAATAAGGTGATCATTATTCCTAAAGATCTAGCAGACAATCCCATAAAGTTTCTCCAGTAATGTGCACCTATTGATTTTGGCATTAACTCAGAGAACACTAAGATACAGAAAGTTAAGAGTCCAGTTATAAATCCAAACCATTCTTGTCCTAGAGCTTTTGATGCTTCTGATCCAATTAAGGCACTCGTAGCTGTGTGTGATACGGTGTTTAGTATTAGGATTGCAGAAATAGCATCATCTACTCTTTCTGTTTTTAGTTTCATAAATTTCTTAGCAACCTTAGACCCAGCGTCTATTTTAGATTGTATATAAGACACTGGAGTACTAAGTAATGTAGCTTCTAAGAGACTACACATAAAACTAATAAAAATTCCAACTATAAAATAAATCGTAATTAAAAAATAAGCATTCATAAAATTTTAATTATTTGTTATTAATATATTTTTTATCGTCTTACAATTCTTTCCATACATATTATCTGTAGTTATATAACCTTCTTCCTTATCCTTATGGATCATATCAAGTTTAGTATCCAGTACTTCGATAAGATCTTTGTCTGAGATATATATTTCTTGAACAATACTATTTCTACCACTATAAAATCTCATTTCAGGACTCTCAATAATGCATAAGGGAGTTGATTTTATTATTTCTACGATTCGACTTTTTGAAAATCTCTTTATGTATGAGGTATTACGTAAGTTGTTTGTTGAATCTAGTAAAACCAACTTCTCTCCTATAACTAACGAGATATCAACTTTTACAAAATTCTTTATTGTTCTATATTTCTCTACTATTAATTTTTTCATATCATATATAAGATTTTGCGCTTCTCAGAACTTTAAACTCTAATACATGACAGAGAAAAATTTATATAAGAAAAAGTATAGATTCGTTCTCTGTCTTTTCTTGTTTCATGTGAATAATGTTTTTAGTTTTAGTTCGGAGGGTGAGTACTATTTATAGGAAAGCCCTCTCTTAAAAGTAGAAAAGGTGTAGTGTTTATTTAATATAGTGTAGTAAAATTATAATTATGAATGAATTTTATAATTGCCCTTTAAATTTTGGAGTCGATTATAACTCATGGGGGGAGTATGGAGTAGGTATTATTCCATCAATTCCTTACCAGATTTATTTCGACGATGACCTGGGTGATAGTAATAAAAAGGATGATGACAACGTTCCTGGAGATTCTGGTAAGATCTATGTTAAGGATGGAGTGTTGTTCATACCAAATTCTTTTCATGCTCAATTCAAACCAGAAAATGAATTGTATATCTATGATGAGACTGTAACTTATCAAGATTCTACTCTTGGTCTTGTAAATGATTAAGAAAAATTTTTTAATTTAACGTTTAATAAAAGAAGAAACTATGAGTGAAAAGATCTCTAAGATTTCTGTCGACAACGTAGTATATGATCTATCTGTCGACATGTCTAGTGTAGATGCTAAGGTATCTGAACTAGAGAATAAAATTTCTGAAGGCGATGCAGGTCTTCAAGAAAATATTGATAACTTAGCCGAAAAGGTTGAGTCAGAAGCTACTCGTGTTGATGGAATGGTGAATCAGATCAATGAAAATGTAGCTTCATCCATTGAAACTCTGAATAATAATCTTGTTCAGGCTATTGAAACAATTAATGGTGGTATTGCAGCTGAAGTAACTAATCGTGAAGAAGGTGATAAAGCTCTTCAGGCCTCTATTGATGAATTAGCTGAAAAGATTAACGGAGAAAGCGGTGATTTATCTGAACTTGAAGGAAAGGTTGAGAAGAACGCAGCTGATATTGCAACAGTAAACAGTAATCTTGTTGAGGCTGTTAACAATATCAATAAAAATATGGCTGATGGTTTTAATACTATCAATGGCGGGATTAACAATGAGATACGTCCTGAATTAGAAAAGGCTGTTAAGTATGTAGATATAGCTGATGAGAATCTCCCTGAACGTAAAGCCATTGTTCTTAAGAATGGTGATGTTATTCTTGGTGAGAAAGTAGAAGGCGGAAGTTCAAGTCGTCTTGTTCAGCTCAATCGTTGGGGTGTAGCTGATTTTGGTTCTGCTAGTGTTCCTTTCAATATCAATACTCCTAAGGGACAAAGACCTACAGTTCAAGAAGCTGGACAGTCTGGACCTGAAGCAAATCAAATTGCATATGTATCTGATGTAGCTGGTCTTAGCAATACTCTTGAAGCTTTGAATGCAACAGTTCAAATTCTTCAAAGTAAAGTTGATGTTCTTACTAAAACAAATACTGAAGATGTAAGTGTTAACGGTTCTGCTGGTGAATTGAAAGATTCTTCTAAGGATTATATCGTATCAGGATCTATTAATGAAGATGCTGAAATCGTTGGTAAGTCTATCTCATTAAAATCAATTAAAGTAAGTGATAATGCTAGACTTAAATTGAATGCTGGTGATGTAGAAGCCAAAGATCTAAATATTTCAGGTTCATTCCCGAAAGCTAATGGAAATACTGTAATAAGCGTAAATAATGCTGAATTTATCGTATTCAAAGATATGGTATTTGATGCATCTGAAGTTTATAACGGTATTGAGATTGGTCTAGCAAGCAATTCTGTACTTCCGAAAAATATCTTGTTCGATAATTGTAAATTCCAAGGTGAATTCAGTAATAATGCTATCTTAGTATTCGGTACTCAAAACAATGCTATTATTACATTGAATAACTGTTATTTCGAAAAGATCAGTAATGCACTTCGTATTAGCAATAAGATGAATGCAAAGGGTGTAGTAGTTAATATTAATAACTGTACTGTTGATCAGTGGGATACTAGAGCTCCATGGCAAGGTTTCTTAATACTTGAAGACTATACAAGTAAGTCTGACGAAGAAGCATTAGCTAATAACTTGTTTGCTCCTGAAAAGATTACCATTAACTTTAATAACCTAGTATATCAAGGTAAGAAAGTTATGCCTGAAGATGTAGCTTCTGTATGTGGCACGAAAGATGAAAATCAAGTAGTATATGTTGGTATAGATTCTGCTTCAGATGGTAATTATGTAGTTTACGATAAGAATAGATATCCGACAATTAATTTTAATTAATATAGGACAAAAATAAAGAAGAGAGGGAATTTAACCCTCTCTTTCTTTTTCTACTTTATTACCAGTCAAGATATATTCATCAGTATCCATTCCCCACTGAAGGTTTAGGACTTCTGTTACATATTTATTCATGCTGGTAAAAGATTTCTTTCCGATATTTCTAAGTAAAAGAACTTCACGCATCTCCATTGAAACTAAATCTTTTACTCTCATTATTCCATTCTTCTTTAATGTCGAAGAACCTACATTTGGAAATTGACTGAAATCTAGTGGCTGATTCATTTGTTCTAATCTAATTTTCTGATCTTTTGTTCTAGCCACTACTTTTTTGTTTACTTCTTCTAAAGGCTCATTTACTGCCCTTAAGTACTTTTCAAAAATTTGTTTTACTGTCATAATCTTTTCTTTTTTATGTTTTCCATGTATAAGGCTTTGAAAAGATTATAAACGGATCCCTACTTCTCTCCATCTTTATCTTCAGTGATGCAGCTAATAAAAACAAATAGTGCAATTAACGGAAGAAGGGGAAGTAACGAAAAGAATAATCTCTGAATTGAATCTAATCCCTCAGGACAAAGAGACTGTTCTTTCCTGATTCCTTCTAACTTAAAATAAATGATTACCCAAAGAAGTACAGCTATAAATAAGTACCAATATAGAAATGTTAACATAACCTTAAAAATCTCTTTGGAAGATCTTCACTAATTTGTAAGAAAGCTGTATTATTGTCTTTTCTATAGTCGGAAATCATTCTCTTCCAGTAATCAAAATTAATCAGTCGAAATCTAATAAATCTATCCTTTACCGGAAATTTATCATTATTAGACTTACTTCCAATTATACATTTCCCATCTCTCTTTACATACCAAGAAGTTAATGGTCTACTTAAAAACTTCTCTAGCTGTTCGTAAGGCTCAGTCCCAAAACAAGTTGATAGGATTATTTGATAATGTTGGTCTACTTTCTGAATAGGAATGATATCAGGTCCTATTTCAGTCAGCATACACATTGACATATAGGTATCTTTAAAACTATATCCAATCTGTTCAAATTTTTTCATTGTTTGGATTTTAAGATAGTTACTAAAAACATCCTCATAGTCATTTATATCTATCTTGTATCCTATGTATAATCTTTCCTCACTCTTATTATCTGATATAGAGTTTGGATTTTGAATTTCTATAACATTATTGTAAACCCAAGACTCTTTCTTTTTCCAATATGTGTTGAATATAATACTAAATAAATCAACACTAACTTCAAACCATTTGCTAATCATAAATAGGTATTAAAAATAATTCTTTTTCTGTTAATAATCCATCAAAAAATATAAGATTTCCGAAGGAGATAGCGAATATAAGAAAAGGATTTGTTTCTTCATTCTTATAAAAACTTAGATCCCCTGGAAAATTTTTCGTAGTTATATCATCATTCATTATAAATTCTACTCCATCATCAAATAAGAAATTCATCTTTATTCCATATGGACCTAGAAATTTACTCACATCCTTCAAATCTACATCAGGATAAATGTTCTTTCCTACTTTTATTTGTTTCATATTTATAAAAAGGACATTCTGTACCACAATCAAGGATACAGGCATTATTACAAAAATTTTTAATATCTCCGTACATATCTAATATAGAATGTATTTTGTCTTGAGATTTCTTTTCTCCTTGTTTTACACCAGATATAGTGTAATCTTTAGTAGATAAGTCATAGAGTTTTTCAATTATCTGTCCACTACCACCTTTTGCTAACCAATTTGCATATATCAAGTAATGTACTCTTCTATCTGTACCTAAATAAGAACCTACTATAATGCCAATAAACTTACCATGACCACCAAATATATCTATATCATCTTTCGGTACATCTACTGCAACTTTTGTACCAATAGAATACGTTATAAATTTATCGAAATCTCCATGATCACAGAAAGGTAATATAGTTACTACACTTCCTTTTTCAATTTTTAATATTGATTTTATAAATTCCCAAAACTTTTTCATAACATATATAAGGTATTCAAAGCCTTATAATTGATTTAATAAATATGGGTAAAATGAGAGTTATAAACAAAGTTATTAATTATGAAAAAGAAGTCTAGATCCCCATAATAAGAAGAATGAGAAGGAGGCTGTAATAGTCTTTTTCTCTTTTTTCTTCCTTTCAAATCCTTATATATGAAAAAAAAAGAAATCATTGTTATACTTTTTACTTTTTTATAAGAGAGTAGCATTAGTTTGAGATAAATAGATGCTACATATTAAACTTGTTTAAATTATCATAGGATATCTTTCTGGTCTGTGAAGATCGGAAAGATTTATTTTTGTAATTTCATTGACTTCAAAATCTTATAATTGAATAAAAACATAAATTATAAAAATTATGGGAAATAAAACAATTAAAGATTTTAGAAATTTTTATAAGTCTCAGAATCGTTTTAAAATGACTAGCTTCGATGATAAACTACATAAGATGTCTGAAGCTAGAGGAGGTTATATTAATCCTTATATCTTAGAAGAATCTGAGAGAAATATGTCTCAATTAGATATTTTTTCGAAATTAATGAGTAAGCGTCAAATCTTTTTTGGGACAGATGTAAACTCGGATAGTGCAAATATAGTAGTTTCTCAGTTACTATATCTTGATTCTATAGAGACTAATGATATTACAATGTATGTTAATAGTCCCGGTGGAGAAGTATATAGTGGAAATTCCATCTTGGACTGTATGGATTTTGTTATGTCAGACATTAGAACTATTTGTACTGGATTAGCGGCTTCATTTGGTGCTATGATTCTTATGTGTGGGACTAAAGGTAAACGTTCAGCACTTAGAAGAGCAACTGTAATGTGTCATCAGCCTTTGGGAGGAACTCATGGCCAGGCTAGTATGATAGAAATCGAGTGTAAAGAAATTTTGAGATTGAAAAAAGATCTTTACGAAACTATAGTAGAGCAGACAGGAAGAACTTATGAAGAGGTTGAAAAACTTTGTGACAGAGATAGTTGGATGACTGCACAAGACGCATTAGATTTCGGAATTATCGACGAGATTATTAAAAAGAAATAATAAAAATCTTAGGGAGTTGTTGAGATGAAAATCCAGCAACTCTTTATTTTTCAAGAAAGAGTTTATGAATATATTGGAAATTTTTACAGAAGATGTATCAGATCAAGTAAAATTTAGAAAATATTGTGAATTCTATCGAGATCTTGACCCAGGGAATATTATTTTTAACTGGGATAAAACTAATGCTGTCTTAGAAGATTCAGTTCAGGAATTTTATCCAGAATTTATTGTTCTCAGAGATTTTTTCCAGATTCCCAAAGTTCTTCAAAGATGTCCTGGTATATCTTTTAACTTGGAACGTCTTAAGAAAATTCACTTATTCTTTCTATCACTTGACGTATATAATACTCCAGAGAAAAAATACAGAATATTTAGGAATGATTTTAAAGTGTCTTTCAGGAAACAACTCATAGATTCTGGAATAGTATCGCCTTTTAAGAGTGGAGAAGAGAGTATAACCTCATCAATACCTCTGGGGGAAATTAAAAATCTTTATCATAAATGTTTACCTTGTGGTTTTTATTATAACACTGGAGGAGGATATTTTGATTCTTCATCTGAGGCACATTTAGAATTCCCTCTACCAAGAAATGAGATAGCAGTAATTCGAGATATCGTACTTCTTACTGAAGGAAAATATAATATAAGATTTGCTGGAAGTGATGCAAGAAGGTTAATTATTAGTTACAATGAAAAAGATTGATTTTCGTGAGTTGATGTGTTCTGAAGTAAGTATTAATTTTAAGTTCTTACAATATAGTCTTAGAAAGATGAATAATGAGATCAGTCAGGATCTAATAGAGGAGATTGATTATTTTTATCCAGAATTTCGAGAGTTATATGATTACTTTATCGAACCTGAGAGTATAAATTTTTTAATGGCAGATCGTCTTTATAGATACATAGATACACGAGAGATGCTAATACTTAAAAAAGATCTTGAGTTTATTATGCCTTTTGGGTTTACTTTTAATTCGGATTTTAATGATGGTATGCGGAAAAGAATAGATAATGTTATGTGTGGAGATTATCTTCGACCTATAAAAGTCAAGCATATTATCCCGGTTATTAAGGAATTCTGGAAGGGTAAGGGGATAGAAAGAACAAAGATCTGGATAGGTGATTTATTCTATGCAACGCTTGGAGGATGTTTCATAGAAGGAGATCTTAAAAAACCACTTAGAGATATTAAAGAAGATGAAATAATATATATTAATATAATAAGATGAAATACCTAACTAGTTATATTTCGGTATGTTCAAGTGATCCGAAAAAAGGTTTAGAGTTATATAATAAATGCCTAAAGATCAATCCTTCAAAACCCCCTAGATACGGAGTAAACTTAGAGATATTAATTCCTTGGGTGGATTGGAATAACTACACAGATATTTTATTTCCTACTATAGCAGAATTAAGATCTCTTGAAATCATGGAGTACGTGTGGGAAACTGATCAGAAAATTGAAATACTTCCTTCTATCGTTATCGAAAAACTATATAAAACAAAAATGATCAATGTTTTAGGAAACCTTATCGGAAAAGATCATTCTCAAGATTACACTAGAATCTGGTTTCTTGATACCATAAAGCCTAATAAAATCTTCAGTTATCATCTTGAGACCTCATACACTTCTTTATTAACTGATATCAAAGATAAAATAGAGAATGGGTATATAGAGAAGGACGTGTTATATAGGAGGTTTATAAATAGTAACCCAAAAAGATTCGAGTCCCTTAATAATGTAATTAAAAACATATAAAAATTATGAACGAACAGGAAATAGATTTTAGAATAGAGTGTATTTTGGCAAGAGCTAGAAACATTATCTATTATCGAAGAATTGATAATCGTCCTAGATGTCAGTATATTCATGCAGTTCGAGGACTAAGACAAGATACAAGAGAATTATCACTTAGTCTTCCTGATGTTGAAAAGTACAGAGACATAAAAGAGTTGTTTGGAAGGATAGTAAGAACAATTCCTCCAAAAGTTAAATCAGAGGAATGTGAGGAAATTATTATGAAAGTAGCTGAGATTCTAATGTCTCCTGAAGAAATTAGTAAACTACCAGTACTTCCTATATCAGAAGAACAAGTTTTTGATGAATAAAATTGAACAACTCAAAACTCTGCTTTCAATTTTAAACAACGAGGGTTGGTGTATTCAGACTAAATTTGAAGCTTTTGTTAATTACCCAGAAAAAACTGAGGTTATAGAACTCATTGACGATTCACCTTATTCTGATTTTATAGATATTTTTTATCAGTATGGGGAAGAATTATGTAAAAGTATAGATTATGAAGTTTTATATGCAGTCTATGATCTTAAGAGAACTTTGGGGTTAAAAAAGTATAAAGAATATGTTAAATTTACACAGGAATATATTAAAACTATGATAGATGATTATAGGGTTAGTAATATTGTTTGTTCAGTTAATCCTGTACTAAGAGACCCTCATGAAGACTTACAAGGTTATGTTGGAACTATAAGGATAACTTCAGTTGAAGAAATATTCTTAAAAGGAATGTTGTTTCAGCTTAAGATTGGTTTTTCTGATTACCTCGATTTCCTTAAAGTAATATTTAGGAGAGACTGGAAATTTGTAGTAGACAGTAATAAATTATTCATATATAAAAGAACAGTATGACTAGTAGTAAAAGAAAAAAAGAAAGACGTCACCAAAGATACCTAAGGAACGTCAGAAAAGAAGTTGAACATAAGAAAGAAGCATGGGAAGCCGGAAAATTGATTGAAGAGAATCATAATAACGGACCATATTCGGCTGGTTATAGTATTGAGCTTGGAGATAGATTATACAATATAATTCAATCTTATAAAGAACAAGCTTATCAAAATCCAGAATGTCCAGCCGGTGATAACGATTTTATGTTGAAAAAGTTTAGGATGTATAGAATGAAAATCCGAGACTTTATCCTTCATTATAATCTAGATATTCCTAAGACAAATGCTTATGAATATCTTAAAATGGCGATAGAGACATATTGGGATAAACCAGATAAATTATTACTATTCTTATGATAACACTAGAAAAATTAAATTTCAGTAAAGAATCAATAACTTCAGTAGTAATCGAAAAGAATATGATTCTAGAAGAACGATTTAGATATTATCCAAAGTATGTATTGGGGTTCTGGCCTTTTAAGATTACCAAAGAGAACTACTTAAAAGATACAGAAGGATGTGATAATAGATCCTACAAAAGAAATTTTAAACCAGGAGAGCTCATAAGATTGCCCAATTCCATAACTTGTAATATTAATGATGGAATGATTGGAGAAGATATGTATCCAGATGGTTCTCATAAAGTGTACAGACTTCCATTTATTACGATTACTTATAAGAGAGATTCTTTTGGAAATCTCACTAGGAAAAGTTATACATTTAAATCTGGTAAAGACTTAGATGAATTTCTTGATATACTTTATAAAAATGGATTACTTACCGATAGAGATCTATTTTATAACAATACTTTAAGCGAATTAGTAAAAAATATTAAATTATGATACACTTAAGAAATATATCAATACAAGATACTACCATAACAGAGAAAGGTTATAATACCTGTACTGAGATATATATTAATCCAACTCCATTAGTATTACAAGATCATAAATTTTACTTCACGTATAGAAAGGAATCTATTGAGAGGAAATTTCTGTTCTTCAAAAAGAAAAAAGTGGAGAACTACCGTAATGTATTAGTAGCAGAAGAGTCAAGAGAGATTATAAGAAATTTTTCAGAAATCAGGTGTGTTCCTGGAGAGACAATTTTGGATTGTGGTGGTTATTTTAATATAGGTGGGAATTGTTTAATATCTAAGACTTCAAAGGATTCGATATCATATGAATTAACTAGGTTGCCTAGGATTATGATAAATTACACCTATGAAAAGTGCCCTTACTATAAAGATATATCCTTCAGAAGTTTGAGTGATCTAGAATTTTATATAAAGTACTTAATAGATTGTGGGATAATAAATTCGAACAGTCTATATCAAAATGTAAGTACCTGTGAGTTAATTACTGATATTGATAAATATTTATTAAATCTTGTACAAAATGGTAAATGATGATATTTTGATTAAATTTGCAAGAAAGAGAGGTTATTCTAAAACCTGGCCAGAACAAGTAATTAAGATGAAAGCTAGGATGATGGATATGAAATTGGGTTTTCCGGGGATAGGAAATGATCACCTAAGTCTCATGGAATATCAAAACCTCAAACAAGGAGATATATTTATTTATGATCCCTACGTAGAATCTGGTGCAATCGGAGATGAAGCACCTATGATGTTAAAGATTCTTGATAATGGGATGTGTTATATTGAAGGTATCGGTGTTGGTCTTGATAGTCAGAGAGATCCTAAACGTATAAAATTCAGATGGAGAGATACTATTCAATTACCTCCATTACAGCCAGATTTCTTAGTCTTTAAAGTAGAGCCAAGACCAACTTTAAATGGGGGTCCAGGGTATTATTACTTTTATAAATCTTATCGTGATTTTAGATATTAAGAGATGAATCAGAAAGTAGATGAAATATTTAAAAGTATTCAGGAAGAACTAGGGAAAGATTCCTTTCAATATTATAGTACTATAACTAAATCTCACTATCTCTATGTAAATAATAGAGTTATATTCTTAATACATTCAGATGAGATTGGTCCAGAGGCTTTAGATGTAGGGATGTATATAATAAAGCCGGATAAACAAACTTCCGTCCCTATCGAAGTGTTTGTTAGTAAGATACCTTTTTCTGAACTTGAAGATTTTATCTATCGTTTTATAGTATCAGAAGACTTATGAATCTGAAAAAAGTAGTTGTAGAGTGTAGTGAGGTTTTCGGAGATCCAGTACATGTAATAATATCTGAAAAAGATCACATCAGATTAATTTATTCATCTGGTGTACTTTTCGAACTACAAAAATTACAAGATAATTATATAGAATACACAATAATATATCTGGGAGTAGGTTCTAAGTACTATATGAGAAAAATAAAAACAATATCAGAAGAAGTTATTACAAAAGCGATATTACAGACAATCTTAGACGAAGAATAAAAAAAGAGAGGATTAATTTCCTCTCTTAATTATTTTTTTTTATTTCACTTCAGACATCAATTTCTGAGTGTGTTTAATTTCTTTCTCCTTATAAGAAGTCATATTATTTTCAAGCATTACAACTTCAGATAAGCAAGCCTCTAAAGCTCTTTTAATTTGTTTTGCACGTTCTTTTCCTTCAGAATAAATCAAACGTTTAGCTCTAGATTCTGCAATTCTCTTACCGATTGTTTCATTGAACTTATCGTCTTTATGACAATAAGCAACGGTAATTGCTTTGAACGGTCTGCATACTCTATTCGCTCCTTCATAAGTAAAACGAATATTATCCTGACCTGTAATTTCGTCACTCAACTTAGCAACCATCTCACAAGTTACTGTTCGCTTTTCTTCGTTCACATGAAATTTTGTTGAAATAAACTTTACTTTCATAACTGTTATTAATTTATAAATTAAACATTACACTTATAAGGAATTGAGGAGACTGTAAAGTATACTCTCCAAGTCATTCCCCATTTCAATAGCTTATAAAGTTTAAGAGCTACCCCAAACTTCTTAGCCTCTCTTTTGAAATAGTTAATGATCAGTCTCTCATCATATCTCTTACACCTATATCTTTCTTTCGCAAGATTTTTATTACTCATTATTCCTCTCTTATCTCCAAAAGTCATTATTAATCCTCGCTTACAGATATTAATAGCATCTTCAAAACAACCTACTGGAGAACTAAACGGATCTAAATCTACAATATCAAAACTCTTTCCTGATTCTCTGAGTTTCTTTATTAGTTCCTTTGCATCTATGTGATATGTAGCTGCAAATTCTTTATTGATATCGTTGGTAATAACTTCCATCCCTAGTGATTTTTCATAACTAGTCCAAAATGGTTTCTTCCCAGAAAATGCATCTAATATTGAACTCACATCTTTATTTTCTAGAAACAAGTGACATAGGAATTCAATATTATTTCTGTATTTCTCTTCTATATGTTTTCTGTTATAAGTTCCCTTCTCAAGTCTAAGTTTTTTACCCTGTGTTCTTACTGCTTGCTCAGTTCGAAGGATAGATTTCGCAATTACACTATAAGATACCCCAAGATCATTTAACCTCAAGATATAATCGAGTTCATCCTTACTATACTTAATAAATTTCCGATCTTTCTTAAATAGTGCAGGTAATTTTTTAATAGATTTGCCCTCGATCTTTCCTTCTCCTAGACTTTTTAGAATTTCTGTTTCAAAAATTTCTTTAAATTTGTTATTATTTTTCATCTTTTCTTTTATTGTGTTTTTTCAATATTAAGGATTTCACCCTAAAACCTTATATATGAATAATTTATAAAAAGAAAAGATTATGAAAAAGATTAAGAATCGTGAAGAGTTGTTTATCGTGTAAGTTATGATTTAATATCAATGTGTCATTTAGATGACTTGGAGGGATCCTATGTTGATGTTAATACTATTAACCTACATTCTAATGAATTTGGATCTAAAACAGTTGAATATACTCGGGAAAGAGGATTAGTACCTAAGAAATATCAATTCTGCTTTCCTAAGTCAATTGAAATTATAGGACGTAGTAGTAACGGTGATCGTGATAATGAATTTTTTGAAGTAGTAATTACCAGGGATTTCGGTAGATTAGTTGTTACTTACTTTCCAGAGAATATTTTAATAGAAACCGGAGATATACCAGGACAGAATAAACGTAAACTGTGTAAGATATTGAAAGGAACTATTATAGGAGATAGAAAATTCATTAGTGTAAACCGAAAAAGATAAATAAAAATAGAAGGAGACAATTAAGTACTCCTTCTTATTTCTTTTTTTTTTAATTTATGAAATCTATCTTTTTTGTTTTTATAAGGTCTAAGTCTTGAAATGGAGTGCTTTCTATTAAATTCACTCCGGTCTGTTGAGAAATCCATCCAAGAAAAGTTAGGTTACCATAAGAATCTACAGTATACTTTTTCTCTGGATATATCACTTTCGGAAAATATAACTTATAATCAGGAAAAATCATACTCCATTCTAAGTCATTATCCTCATTCTTTAAAAATTTCTCAAGATTATTTACCTTACCTTCTCTACCATTCCAAGATATATCAAAACACGGCCGGAGAATATATGGACAAATCTCTACATCCTGAGCATCATAATAAACTCTGGAAATAATCTTACACTTATTCCTCACCAAAGTCTTTATCTTGTCCATAGAATAATCGGCCGTATTCAAAATTACTATCTTTCCAGTAATATATGTAGGATTTACTGGATTTACATGTATTAAACTACTCACAGAAGGATCAATCTCCTCCTGTAAGTAAATAGACTCAACAAATGCATCTAATCCGTTCCCATAATACACATAGTTCATAGTTATACCTCCTCGTCATCATCAAATATCTCCTGCTCTCTCCCAAGAATGATATTACAAAATTCCGTAATAACAACATCCTCCGGAAATTCATCTACAGGCTTTATAAATACTACAGTTCTTTCTACTACATCACCCATAGGAGTAACAGAAGAAACATTGTATAGATCTTTTGAAACCTCCGATAAAAAATCCTCAGGTATCATAGTCCAATCAATCGCCATAGAACTATCTTCATATAGGTCTGATACTAAATATCTGTTCATATTCTTAACATTTTAAAGTTGATTAATAATTTCTTCTGTATACTTAACCGGATCGAATTTCTTGAGCTCTTTTAATCTAGACTTGAGCTCTTTTATACGATCCGAAGTATCTTTATTTTTTCTTAAGTAACTGATAGGCTTCGACATAACAGAACTAACTATCTCTTGAGGCATTCCAAAAACTCTCATTATCTCTTCATCACTCGCCTTCGGATTTTTATTTAGAATGTAATCCGAAATAACTGGAAGAGCCTCAAGAACAGCTATATCAAACTGCGTCTTATCTATCTTCTTCTGATTAACCTTTACTACTAAATCTATATAGTTTTTATATGTATAATCTAACCAATCATATAATCCAATTCTAAACATAGTAGATCCTGTTGTTACATTAGTCGTGTAATTTGTAGCACTATAACAACATTTCCTTGCAAGATCTTCAATTTCTTCTATAGTAATTCCTCTTGCTCCTGGAACCTTTGAAATAATCATCTTAGGTCCATTAATGTCAGTAAGATCTTCCATATATACTTTCCCCTCTTCTGCTAATTTTTTAAATTTTTTGAAATTAGGAGTAAATAAGAAAGTATCTCCTTCGAATAATATTCCTGGATTACCAAAGTCATCTACAGTTCTGGTAAGCTTATAAGAATATACAACTCGTCCTTTTCCTGTCTTCCAAAGTCTCTCAAGTTCCGAATTTTCTTTATCGATTATTAAATTTGCATTTGGTTCAAGAAGTTCAGGATTATTGTTTATATAAGCTTGATATAATGATTTTGGACTAAAATTCGGATAATCATTTTTTACACCTATACATAAACCTGTTACAGAAGTCTTCATAAATAAACATAACGGGAGAGGTAACGGAAGATATGCTATTTCCATTGGTCCAACAGGTGATTCTACCATAGGAACCTCTTTCCATAATTCTCCAAGTACTCTATTATATACATCTGAAACCATTTGCTTTGTATACCTAGGCGCCGCATGCTGATTGTAAATACCAGAAATTTCCGTGTAACCCCAAGATCCATGACCACTAAAGACTCCAGTATGTACCAAATTCGCATTAAGTTCTTCAATTCCAGAAAGACTGTGAGGATGATAATTTGCTACACTTGATATTACTGTAGTACTAGGAATCATTTTTCCCTTTGGAAATTGGAGAGCTGCAAAAATCAACCTTCTATAACTTGGTTTACATCCGTCTTGTAAGAAAACTGTATGTCTTTGATTATTAATATAATTACCGAAGTCTAAGAAGGCATCTCTAGCAATTTCTCCGATAGCTTTTTGTTGAATTAATTCTTCTTGTGTGATCTGTGGTAAATCTAATTCTTTCTTTTTTCTAGCCATATTATTCAATTACTTTAATCTCTTTTAAGCAATCCCAGAAATCATCTTCTATTCTAGTTGCTGGGATATTTATATATTTCTCAGTTCTAAGATTTGTTACTTTTATAGAAAATGTATATATCCCGCCAGTATATTTCCTCTTTGTTATTGGAGGATATTCTAATAAAATTATATCTCCATTTTCTATATTAGTTATAAATTTTCTTAATGTTTCTTTGAGATAATAATCAGAAATATCTTTTACTTCTACTACTTGAATTGTATATTTAAGTGTAGGTAATGCTTCTCTTACTTCCTTAATATCTATATTATAAACCTGTAAATTCATTGCTAATTATTTTAAATTCTCCAAAATAATAATATAAGATAGGAAGTTCTGATAATGTAAATCTCATATACCTTTTATTCTCTAGATTAGTGATTTTTACTAACCCACTAGTAAATGTTGCAGGATAGGAAATCATAATCATATCACCTTCATTTAAGAAAACATTAATGAACTCCTTCTTTTCTTTACTCATTAACTTATATAGACCTTGATATTTCTTTGATAAAACACCTTCACGAGCAGATACTATATTTCTAGGCTCTCCAAGTATTAGTGTAACAGAAATATCAGGTACATTTGGATATTTATAGGTCTGTGAATCCATACGGGTTACTTATAATTCCAGCATCAAACAATAATTTTTTTCTCTCATCAAGATCTTCAGTTAATTTCATACTATAATCAAAACCATCTGGAGTTACCTGAATTAATTTTCTAGTTGCTGGGTTATAAAAGATATCATAGATCTGTTCCTTAGAAAGAGCTCCGAGACCTTTGTAACGAAAAAATGGTTTAGTAGGGTCTAATCCCACTGGAAAAGTTGTTCCAGGTTGAAGTGGATCCCCAGGATAAAATTTTTTCCCACCTTGTTCAAAAATAGGAGATATTACTTGATAAACCATTCCAAAATCAATTAAAAATCTTCCAAATTTTCCAAACAAATATAGTATAAGTTTTGCAATTTGACTACCGTCTGCCATATAATTATTATGATTTATAATAATATAGACTATATCTTAAGGTATTTCCTTCTCTGTACATAGTCGTTGAGAGTATCATTATTGATACTTTGCTGATTATCTTATTTTATTTTCCAGCAATTCACAAAGTTCTATCAGAATATTATTTTCTGAACGGACACTTATGGTTATCCGCATCGACAGCCAAAATTATTTTTCCAAATCTACTATATTTTTTTATTAATTCGTAAGCTTCTTCTGGAGTTTTTGCATCTCTAGTTACATTATTTACATCCATACCTAATCCAATTACTTTAAATATAGTATGAATTTCTTTATTATCCAAAGCTTGATCTATTGTTTTATCCGCCACGCTAAGTATCTTTCCACGTAGAGGCAATATACTGTGATACAACGTATTATGTCTTCCACTTTTCAATGATCCCCCAGCCGAATTTCCCTCCACCAGGTACAACTCACAACTCCATCTATCTTTACTAGTTGCATCACTAAATCCTTCTATTAACTCCACCCTGGATTTAAACATATTTCTACCCTGAGCATCATCAATCATCTTTTGAGCTTTTTCGGATGCACTAAGAGATTTCATTGAATCAGCTAAGTAGTTTAACCTAGCTACATGTTCTTGCCAATATTCTGGATTATTTCTGAATATCTTTTGAAATTCTTTAGTAATATCTCCAAAATCAGACTGTTTTACTTTAGATATTGATTTTAATCTCTCCTTGTTTTGAGAATTAAATACAACATCTTCACAAATAATGATTACACATAATTTTAATCCATTTGTGAGATATTTATGTTTTATTTTAAATTCACTTTTTAAAGCATCTTCATAGCATTTTTCTATATAATTTATATGAATTCCTTCTGCATCAAGACCCATTACACTGCCGAATTCTTGTTTTTGTCCAAGTTCAGGATCTGTTTCAAAAGTAGTATATACAGTTACATATTTATTTTTACTAGTATCTACTGGAATTATTGTTTTAAATATTTCAAATTTGAATGGTTTAAATGTACCATTTAAACGTTCTCTATTTACTATTAATTCAATTTTTCTTTTATATAATTTTTCTTGAATTAATAAGAAATATTGTAAACTTCTTAATGGTAATTTTGATGAAGTATTCTCGAAAATTTCTGGATCACCTCTAAATAATACTACTGTATTAAATCCTCTTGGTAATGGTTCATACTGAGGATTTTCAGAACTAAATATTAATTTTTCTAAGTTATCCAATTTATCTACTCCTTCATATACTTTATATCCTTTTTCAAAAAATAAAGCATAATATATATCTTTTTTAGATCTTGGTCCATAAGAATTCCATACTTCTTCTACAATTGGCAAAGATTTATTATAATTATCTTGAGTAACTTTTGACATCATAATAAATCTTTCAGAACAAGCTACACAGGCCTTAAGACCGCAACCATTCATTCCTACTCGTACATCAGAGGTCGATCCAAATTTTGAGCCTGCATGAATGTTTGTAAGGGCTACTTCCATTGCTGTTTGATTAGGTTTATCAACAGACATGAAAATTGGCATTCCCCTTCCTGAGTCCTGACAAAGTTGATATCCATTCCAATTTTGATCAATAACTGCGCTATTACAAGTACTACATGCAGAAACTTCGTCTTGAATATTCCCTATAACTTCTACTAAGAGTTGAGTAGTATCAGATACATCTCCTAAATACATACCTGGCCTAGTACGAATTGCTTCTGGAAATCCTAAAACTCTAATTTCATTGCTATTATTTTCCATAAATAAATTTAGTTTTTAAAAATTTCAATATTAATTACATTTTTAATATAAATAGTGGGAAGATAACACAATAATACCTCCCCATCTATAAGGTTTACAAGTCTAATGGTTGGTTATTTTTAATTATTTCCTGATAATCTACTTTTCTTATCCATTTATAACCTTTATAAATTATTATCTTCTTTCCTAGATTATGACTATAAGAAAATACTTTACTTAATCCCGCGTCCTTTATTGATTTAAATTCACAAATATAATTATTGTTCAAATCTAGCTTAACAATTGGAGTACTACATCTATTTTCAGGTTTATTTGATAATTTTGTAATTTTTGTAGATTCATAATTATTTTTATACATCCACTTAAATCCTCCATAATAATTATTATCTACATTATTTTTACATGCATTAGAAATTCTGTGCCTGTCTATTTTAAGAGATTCTCCTGCTATTGTTGCAGTTTCCCATTCCTTTATGAAATTTCCATCTAAATCTAACTGAACAACTCCATAAATATTTCTTTTAAACTTATTAAAGTTAGATGACATTAATTCATAATCTGATTTAAACATCCATACATAATTATAAGCTGTCATAACTCTACTATTACAACAATTTATAATATTTATAGAATGTTTACCCAAAGATGTAGATGCTTCATAAACATCTTTCCAAGTATTAATATAATTTCCTCCAACTGAAAGTTGTACTATCTCTATATCTTTGTATGCATAATAATTATTTTTAATATAATCTTTATTGGCAATATAACCGCCTTTTCCACCCAAAGAGATATTGTATCCATAGTCGGGATTTGTACTATCATACTTTTCTATAAAATATATTTCTTTTTCATCAATAATTTTGATAACCTCATTCTTATCTGTTAATTCTATTTCAAATAATATCTCATATTGAAAATTTTCTGGTCCGTATTTATTTCTGGCGTTATTTATCAATCCACCGGAATAATCTCTATTTAAATTCGTCCAATCTTTCTGTCTTCTTTCTTCATCAATAGTTTGTCCCACATAAACTTTTCCAGAGGAACTAGTTCTAAGATATATTATACCTCTTATTAACTCTTCTTTCATAGTTTAAATTTCTTTATTAGTTCGGTTTTTTCTTTTGCTGTAAGTCCTGAAGAAAGATTTGTTATTTCTATTTTTCGGCCGGCAGAATCAAGTAACTTAGATATTAGACCGAAAGAATTTAAACTTATTCGGTCTTTTCCTTCAGTTACTATAATATCAATGGCCGAAGATAATAATAACTCTTCTAATTTAGGAGTTTCTTCAGTATCTATCCCTATATTTTCCTCGACCACTTGACTTACTATATATCCTTTAGCAGAACAATATAATAACAATCTTTCTCTTTGTTTTTCTAATTCTTCTTTTTCTTCAGAGCGTACATATATAGCTACGGTTGGGTTAAGTTTTTTAGGATCCTCTTCAATAACCCAGACTCTACCTTGTTTGTCTGTTTCCATTGAGATTATTCCTTTATCTTTCCAACTATATACTGTACCTCTAGAAATTTTTTGAACTTTACAATATTCACTAATTCTATATTTCATAACACAATAAAATTAAAGATTAAACAACTCTATACATATATAAGGCTTACATTAAAATAGGGTAGCAAAAAGTGGGTTATTTTCGAGCATTTTCACCCATTCCGACCCTAAAAACAGCAAAAATAACCCACTCAAAAAAGAAAACTAATATCTCACAAGAAACACTGCAAGAAGAAAAAAATAAAGGGAACCTACTCCCTTTATAGTAACCTAAGATGACGAATCAATTCTACCCTAAGACCTAATAAATAATCTCTTTCCCTTTCTAAGTTTTCGATTACTTTCCCTAAGTCTTTGCCGAATTTACATACTTCTATCGTCAAATCCTGCTTTGTACATTCATCTCCATTTACTGCAACTTCAATCATTCTATCACAGTAATTTTTTGTTCTCTCTTTAAGTTCTTTCATAATCTTTTCTTTTTCTTCACATATAAGGCTTTGAGAGTATAGATTTTGCTGCTAGAGACAATTGAGTTCCTTATAGATGAAGTTAAAGAAAATAAAACCCTAGGAAATTTAGGAAAAACTAATCCTTAAATTTTTTTACACTCTTGATCAACTCTCATTAAAGAAAGAGAGTGTGTGAATATATCTAAGAGGGTATCTTTTAGTTCAGAATCCTCTAGAAATATCATTACTGCTATTACGGTTCCAGCAATAATGATGTACTGAATAATCAATTTATTATTCATAGTTACTAGTATTTTTTTATTATTTTTCTGATGACTAGTATTTTCCTATGAATTTTTCTTTAACTTCAAACAAAAATCCCAACTGCCTACTGCGAATAGGTGGTTGGGTTATCTTTTTTCTTACATATATAAGGCTCTGAAGGAAAATAAAAAGGAGCCTATTACTGCTCCTCTTTAACTTTCTTTATAATATAATTAACTACTAATCCTGAAAATATACTAAACATTCCAATTCCTCCAATAGATACAAATACAGTGAATAATCTCCCAGCTGAAGTAGTCGGAAAGAGATCTCCATAACCGATTGTTGAAATAGTACAATAGGTCCACCACATTGCATTTTCGGCCGTATTTATTGATCCCAATGCTTCTTCAAAATACAGTATCATAATTGGAGATATTAACATTAATAAAATAACTCCAGAGAATAATACTAATTTAAAAGTATAAACTCGATTTGCAGCTAGATATTTCTTAGTTCTATCAATACTTCCTAGAATTTTTACGATCTGAAGTATTCTAAGTAATCTAAGAGCCTTCAATCCTCCTAAAAAACCTATTGGAAATGATGCAATCAAGTCTATGGAATTTTTCAACACAAACCTTTTCTTCTCCCTCGAATGATTAAACCTATAGAACCATTCATATAAGAAAAATCCGGAACAAATCCATTCGAAGAGATTAAATAGTTTCATCATCTCTTGAGAAACTGGAATAATTAATTGTACTACTATAGAAAATATAGTATAGATAGTTAACGATAATATTATTAACTCTAATGTGCTTAATTTTGGGTCTTCATCCATAATTGTTTTATTTTATTTTTCTCATTACTAAGGTTTTAAGCGTATCTTTCAAAACCCCCCCCCCGAAATCCTTATATGTGAGAGGAAAATAGAGCTCTTAGGAGGTAAAATAAATACCATCTGAAAAACCCTATTAGCCTTATATATGTAATAGAAGATGTAGCAATATATCTGATATTACCTAAAGACATAGTATTAGATGTAAAATCTAGTATTATGTCTTTTTTACTTTATGAGACAATAAACATGCAATGCCTGAAGCAAAAAGAAGGCAAATAAATTATTAAATAATATGAAAAATATTCAAGAAATTTGGCAAACAGTTTGTCAATTACAGAGTGAAATCAAAGAAAAGTTTTATCCGACACTTGTATCAATAGGTGTTCACGGACGGGCTAGATTTATAGTATCTGGCGAGAACTTGGATAAAGAATTTGATGGCAATTTTCAAGAACTATTGCCAGAAAACCATAACTGTATTCGTATGGTTGTAAAAGTATGTGGGAGTAAGGAAGAGATTTCCAATAATAATCCAGATCTAATGAAGGTAACTAATTCAATGCATTGGTTCATCATAGAGAGAGAACAGGGAAGTAGCGAAATTCTCGTAAGATTAAAGAGATTCAATTATGAAATAGTTGGAAAAGACTTATCTGAAGAGGAGTATGAAAAACGATACACAAAAACTGTTGATCTGAAGAAAGTTAAGAGATGGAATGACTTTTTGGAATTATTCGATGTTCAGAAATGATCAACCACATCAAGAGGGATTTAGGTCCCTCTTTTATTTTCCTTCTAAAACCTTATATATGAATAACTTAAAAAAAGAAAAGAAAATGAACAAACTGGTAAAAACGATTATTAGTGAAGCAGAGTATAAAAGACTAGCTTCGAGAGTAGAGTTAATAAATCATAAGGCAACTGAAATAGCTCTCAGTGGAACAGAGACTGAAATTTCTATGTTATCGAGAGAGATGTTAAATCTAGGACTTGAAATTAAAGGGCATCTAGATACAGTTAGGAAATTCAGCATAGGACAGGCAAGAAGATACTTAGAGTTGAAGAATACATTAGCTGGATATATGGTAACCTTTAATATTCTTAAGAGAGATGTGTAATGCATCTCTTTTTATTTTTCCCTGAGATTCTTATATGTGTAATAACAAATAAACAAATTATGAAAAGAATTAGTATTAATCCGAGAAAAGATTACAAAGAAAAAATTGAAGGTTTAGGTTTTAATTTTCATTCAGATTATTGGAAAGAGAATGCTTATTATAGTTTTACTTCTGATGAGATTGAACTCCTAGAAAAAGCAACAGCCGAGTGTTATGATATGTATTGTTCGGCCGTTCAGTGGGTTATTGATAATGATCTCTGGGAACTTTTACATATCCCTAGAAATATGGTTCCAGCTATAATTGAGTCATGGGAAAGAGATGACCTTAGTTTATACGGCCGATTTGATTTTGCACTTATAGAAGAGGATGGTAAAAGAGTTCCTAAGCTTCTTGAATTTAATGCAGATACTCCTACTTCGTTATTAGAGAGTTCATTAATTCAGTGGGCATGGAAAGATGAGTTATTCCATGATTCAGATCAATTTAACTCTATTCACGAAAGATTGGTAAATTCATGGATAGATATTAACCAACAGTATGATTCGGGGAGATATCATTTTGCTTGTTGTCGTGAGAATGTAGAAGATGAGGAAAATCTTCAGTATCTTGTTTCGACTGCAATGGAAGCCGAGTTAAATACAGCAGAGATTGAGATGGAACAACTTCTCTGGAATGAGGAAGATAATTGTTTCTATGATCCCTCTGGTGAAAAGATAGAAACATGTTTTAAGCTCTATCCCTGGGAATGGCTTCAAATCGAAGCCCCTGAAGCATGTAAGGGAGATATAAATTGGATAGAACCTCTTTGGAAATCAGTTATGTCTAATAAAGCAATCTTAGCAATTCTCTATAGATTATTCCCAGAAAGTCCATATATTCTTAGATGTAAAGAGAATAGTGTAGGGATGAGTAGTTATTGTAAAAAACCGATATATTCAAGAGAAGGTGCTAATGTTACTCTAGTTAAAGATGAACAAATCATAGAAGAATCGGCCGGAGATTATGGTGAAGAAGGATATATTTACCAAGAATTAGCAGAATTACCTTGTTTCGATGGTAATTATCCTTTAATTGGTTCATGGGTTATTGGAGGTGAACCGGCCGGAATTGGAATTAGAGAGTGTAAGACGAAAATAACTGATAATATGTCTGAATTTATTCCTCATATTATAGAGTAAACCAATATATTTCCTCGGGAGTAAGATTAAAACCTTATTCTTGAGGAACTTAATTTTTTGTTTATGAAAGTATATTTAGGAGAGTATGAAAGTTGGAATGGTATACTCAAAAAGACTATTATTTTCTATGCGAAGTGTGCTGATTTTAAACACTGTGATATAGATAAAATTTGTTCTAACGAAGATATGTACAATTATTTTGAATCGTACTATGGAAAAAAGGAGGATAGAGTTCAGGTATTGTTATCTATAAGTAAATCTCCGTACAAAAGACTTGGAAATTTTAAGAAGACTATGAAAGTTTCCAATCCACTAATAAGATCTAAGAGAACACAACAGTTTGTAGATATAAATTATCGGATACTAGATACTATAGATATCCCAGAAGAAGTTCTTATGAAGGCATTTAGAGTACCTGATAAAACATCTACTCAAATTATATCTTATCATAAAAAAAGTACCATCGTGTTAATTAGATATATGAGATGCAAATGGATAGAAAAGAATGGATTAACTATTGTAGATCCCGAGAATTAGAAGGAGATATTATTGTCAAGTGGGAATTAGGAAGAACCACAGGAAAGAAGGTTTGGGTAAGTAGATTTTTAGAAGTTAAGAATATTCCTGTGTTTGTGTTAAGTAAGGATGATATAGATCTTATAGCTAATATGTCTGGAAATGAGTTGTATCAGAGGTCAAATCAGTTTATGACTAGAGATATTAGTATGAATTCTCTGTATATCCCAATTAATGATGAAACATTTTGGAAGAGACAGACAACGGACAAGAAATTAGTTTTTGTATTGGAATTTAAGTATGGATATGATGTAGATCTAAAGTCTCATCATAATGTGGATATAATGTGCCATAATATAGTAGTACGTAAAGAAGTTATATATAATCTAGTGTATGATTATTTACATGAATTTATGTATATGGGATTTCTTGATGATAACTACAATCCATCTGTAAACTCTAAATTAGAATATCTTAACTTACTAAATTTATTTACATTATTATCGAAGGCCTTAAAACCTAATATATGATAATTAAATACATTTATTATTAAAACGCTAGGAAGTAATCTTGTCTGTGAAGATAGGGTTACTTATTTTTCTTCTTAAAACCTTATACTTGACATAAATAAAATAAGGAAAATTATGATAGTACTAGGAATGAATCCACAGGATTTAGTAAAAGAATATGAAAGAGATTATGATGAGATGTGTGATCTAATATCTGCAGACTTACTTAGTCGTATTGGAAAAATTAAGAAAATTTATAGTAGAACGAAAAGCCCTATACCAGTAATAGATAGGAAATTAAAAATAAGAGGCACTAATTATATAATTCCTATTAGAGATATTACTGAACCTGATGATGTATATAAGTCGAATATATTGATACATCCATATATTATAACAAACGATAAAGTAACTGGAAACAAAGTAGTATTATTTTTTATAAATATGTGTCATGATTATAAAGAAATAACAATTCCGATAGTTATAGAACCTCATCTCTTAAGTAGATATAGAGAAAGATTCCTAAAAAAGGAACCAGGAACGATATCTTACGAAGAGCTTGCTTCTATGTTTCTTAAAAGAAATCGATCGTTTTTTAACCTAAGCTATTCTTCGGTTTTCGACGATAATGGGAAAGTAATAGATGTAAGAACAATGAGTAAAGTGGTAGATGGAGTAGTTTTTGGAAGAATTGAACCAAATGGATTAGTAAGATTTTTAACTTATATAAATCATGAGTTAGTTCGAGAATCAGATCAAAAGGAATACTTAAAAGGAGAACATTTTGATAATAATATAGAATTTTTTAAGGATCCAGAAATGATTTCGTTCGATATAATTAAGTATTTTTAAAAGGGGGAATCAAGATTCCCTTTTCTATTTCTCCTTTCTTTTACGCTCAGATTCTTATAAATGTAAACAATAAAAAAGAGAATTATGAACACGAAAATTTATGAGAAGAGTTTAAAATTTGGTCAACAAGAAGCCGTATTTAATAAAATGGTTGAGAAAACAGCTGAATATGTAGAGAACAACAGTATTAAATCTTTAGTACTCGGAATCTCTGGAGGAATTGACAGTACACTTATGGCAGCTGTTTGTTGTGAAGTATGTAATAGACTTAAGATTCCTTTCTACGGATACTCACTTCCAATAAAAAATAAGCCAGATGAATTAACCTCATCTGATTTAGTGGGAAGTGCTTTTTGTAAGAATGGTTATTATAAAGAAGTAGCACAGTATGATTTTTATAAATCTTACCTAGAGAATCTTTATAACTACGAATACTGTAGCACCGAAAAAGATACTATGGTTGATCTTTCTTCTAAGAGTGTAAAAGAAATAGAAGAGTTGATGCCAGAACAAGCAAAGATAGCAAATGGAAATATCATGGCTAGACTTAGAATGATGTTTTTGTATAATCAAGCTTGGGTAAAGAAGGGAATAGTTATAGATACTGATAACTTAACTGAACATTACCTTGGTTTCTGGACTATTCATGGGGACGAAGGAGATTTTAATCCTATGGGCGGTTTATGGAAATCTGAAGTATACTCAATAGCTAAGTGGTTGCATGCTAAGTATTATTCTGAGGCTTATTTTGATAATGAGATAATAAACAAAAATTCTTATGACAAAATGATAGCTCTTGAGAAATCTATAAAACTCATTCCAACTGATGGGAATGGAATATCTAACTCTGATCTTGAACAAATTGGAGGAAAAGATTATTATGAAGTTGATAAGATCTTAATTCCTATAGTTTGTAAAGGAGCTGATGTATTATCTGATCTATTAAAAACATATCCCTCTGAAGTAGTTATGGGTATATGGAATAGATATAAGAGTTCTGAATTTAAACGTAGAACATCTCGAGTTATAAAAGTTTCTAGAGAGGAATTACTTAAAGGATTATGATAAGATACTTTAGAGCAGTCATGAAGAGAGATCCGGAAAAGTTTGATGATCCGGCTTTCAGCAATTTTTCAATAGAGGATACCTTTCATGATATAGAAAATAAGTTTGATATCAACAGAATTAAAAAATTTCAGATAGTCAGAAAGCATTATGTAGCTTTTGGATTAATAACTGACTTAGATGATATCACAGAAGATGATTTAACAACTCTAAAAACAGAAATTGGTGGTTTTACTTCAACAACACCTTACCGATTACATTTCAAAGAGCATCAATATACTAAAAAGTTTGATCGTGAAAGAACACTAATGGAAATATATGATACATCTAGTACAGGAAATTTGATGTTTTGTGCTTTTGAATCGGAGCGTTGCTTGAACCTTTATGTAACAGAAATGAAGATATTTAGTGATAATGAAGAAATGATATTAACAATTTTAGAATCAGAATCAAGTTATGGAAGAAAAAGAAAAAAATCTATTACTAGTAATAGATCCGCAGTATGATTTTTGTAATACCAAAGGGACTCTCTATGTTCCTGGTGCGGAGAGAGCGACAAAAGAGTTATGTAAGTGGATGGCTCAGGAGAGAAAAAATATATCACACATTATAGTTACTCAAGATACACATAGATCATATCATATTGGTCATTCTATGTATTGGGAACAGACTCCTGAATCATATACTGAAATTACTTCGGGGGATGTAAGGTCAGGAAAATATACTCCGGTTAATTCTGAAAAGACCGAAGAAGTAATAAAATATTTAGAAGCTCTAGAGGAACGTGGATTAAAACATACAATCTGGCCGGAACATTGTATAGCAGGTTCTTGGGGATGGAGCTTACCGAAGAATTTAGTGGAAGAACTAAATCTATGGTCCCTCAGTAATCATGGCGCCGAATATGAGTTATATCAGAAAGGTTGGGATCCAGATAAAGAAATGTTTTCAGCTTTCTCTTATGCATCCGGCGCAAATAAAACTGAGGGAGAAGAATTTATTTGTAGGATCATAAAAGAAGACTATAACAAAATCTATATCGCTGGCTTCGCAAAAGATTATTGTGTTGCTGAATCGATAAAAGATATGGTAAAGTATGAACAACTCAAAGGAAAATTAGTGTTTCTAGATAAATGTATGGCAACTATAGATAAGAAAAATGAATCTCTAGGGGTATATGAAGATGCAGTTAGAGATTTCGGAGCAACTATCATAAAGTAATGCAGAATCCGCTTAAAAATCTTATTAATGTAGTAAGTAATAAACAAAATTATGGAAACATCAGAAATTAAATTACCGAAAAAAGGAATTGTTGTTGGAGTTGAGTTGGAAAATCTTAATGAATTTCTTGGACGAACACAACACTCGATAGGAACTACAGGAAAGTTTGAGATCTTAGGCGAACTTGAAAAGAAAGTAAAGGGAGAAAAGATACGACACTTGAATGAATATGTTCCTATAAAGTATAGGTCGATGGAAAGTATTGTATTCAGAATTTCTCGTTATATAAAAGGAGAAAACCCTGAAGAATACATAGTTTATTACAAGTTCGAAGGATTTATTTCTTAAGAACAGAAAAGAAAGAAGAGGGAAGTAAAATCTCTCTTCTTTTTCCTTCAAAGCCTTATATATGAAGAAAATAAATAAATAAATTATGAATGCAGGAAAACTTATTGTATCGATGATTATTAGTGGCATAGTTGGAAAAGCACTTTATGCCGCAGGTAAATCTATAGCTAGGTCTGCAGGTGCATATCCTAGCAAAGAAGTAGAGAAGAAAATTGATGCTCTTAGGCCAAAACTAAACGTAATGACTGAATTTTACAAAGATAAGAAGAATAGTAAAAAATTAGCTGAACTTGAAGATCTTGATGATAGATTAACAAGCGCTATTACTGAAGAGGATTATCTCAAAGTAGAAGTAGACGTAGAAAAGTTTTGGGATACTTATAAAAAAGAGCAGAAAAGTTAAAAAAGAGAGGAACTAAATCCTCTCTTAATTTTTTTTATTTGCTTTCTACTAATTCTTTTGTTGCTTTTCGATGATAACCTTTCTTCTCAAATGCCTCTATAAAAATCATCTTATGTATTGGATTTCCGGCCGTATCTCTTCCGTAATATTGATTCCTCCAATGACCTCTTACACCAAATGGACAATCTACATTTATTTCAGTATCATATAACCTGTCTACTATGATTATTCCTTGATTTCTTCGGCCGGTTAATGAATCTTCAAATTGTGTAGGTGGATTCTTTACTTTTCCAGATAGTACAGATTCAAAAGTTTCTGTCTTAATTCTAGAAGTCATTAAAAACATAAAACTCTTAAATAACTCATATATAATTCTGTACTTTATGCTAAAGGACTCTCTAGAAACAACCGAAAACAGAGTTCTATCTTGATCCTTAAAATAATTACAAAGATCATCTATAGTACTATTTTTAGCCAGCAAATATTCCTGACTATCTATTACTGCTTGATAATAATCCTCTAATGTTTTCGACCATCCAAGAGAAGTAAATTCATTCATTACATCTGGATGAATAGTTTTTAAAAATTCATCTAGACGTCCAAACTGATTACAGAGCTTGTATGAATTGATAAACTCGTCCATATTATATAAACAACTTGCTAAATTTAACTCAGAGAAATTTTGTAGGTCACTCTTCTTTATTACTACATTACCTAATGAGTTAAATATCTCTCCAGTATTACTACGTTTAATAGCAATTCCTGTAAAAGCAAATAATATAATATATTCACCTGTCAAACAAAAAATAGAATGGATATTATAATTCGTCCCTCGTTTGTTTTTGGAATTATAAATCAACCCAAACTTCGCCTTCTTTTCTGATCTCTCAAATAAATTTCCTAGATCATTTTTACTAACGATATCTTTTAAGTCATTGGAAAATAATCGTTCTTTATTAAGTGAATAAGAACAAATATTATCTTGTACACTACTCGAAATTCTATATTTTCTTATCGGCCTAGGCTCTTTACATGCAACTTCATAAAATACCTTCTCGAACTCTGTGTTATGTGCAAAGTTCCTTCTTAATGTTTCCAAAGCTTCTTTTCGTAAAACATGCTTAACCGCAAATAAATTTTCGTAATCTTTTTCCATAATCTTTTCTTTTTTGTTTTTATTTATTTTCATATATAAGGCTTTGAAAGGAAAATAAAAAGAAGCTACTGATTTTCTTCAATAGCTTCTTCTGTTATTATTCGTCTTTTTTATTTTTCAATAAGTAATCTATTGCTTTTTGTAATATTTCTGTATTATCTTTTGCCATTCCTAATAAAGAATTACATCTAGTACAAAGTAATCCTCGTACTTTAGAAGTAGTGTGACAATGATCTACAAAAGCTTTATTTTTATCTGTAAATTCGTTCCCACAAATCGCACACTTATTTTCTTGTTCTTCAAACATACTATAGTATTTTTCTGAAGATAATCCATACTTAAATTTCTTTTGATGTAATCTATTAAGTTCTTTTTCATCCTTTTTATTTTTCTTTCTGTACTCCTGATAACATTCATTACAGCAGAATTTTCCCTTACCTGCTTTAATTTTTGTATTAAGTTCTGAAAACTCTTCGCCACAATTTATGCAAGTACGGATAGAACGTGTTCCTCTATTTCCTTTAGACTTTTCTTTCATAGTTAATTAGTGAATAAAATAATTAAGAAAAATAGAACTGATAATCGTAACTCATTGATTATCAGTCTTTACGTTTTCTCGTTAGGATTTGAACCTAAATTACTTGGGTATAAGCCGAGCGTCCTAACCATTAGACGACGAGAAAATTTGTTATTTTACGTCTCGTACCGGAAACGAGAGTCGAACTCGTATGGGTGTAATACCCAAGGGATTTTAAGTCCCTCATGTCTACCAATTTCATCATTCCGGCATTTAGTTGTTATATTGTGTCGTTTTGATAGATTTTATTTTATAATAGTTTCAGGATCTACTATAAAATTGATATCCAGATTCTGCAAATAATATCTTTCAATCTTCTCTACCATATATAAGAATTTAAGGGTTTCTGAGATTCCTTTTTTTATAACATACCAGAAAAATTAAGAAATCAGAGTCTAAAAATAATTAATACCTAAAATATGTTCTATACAACTGGTAATTAATTGATGTAAGTTTCTACTACTTGCAGAAGATCTATTAAATCTTATTTTAGGATTTCTCGGAATACTTAATCCTAACCATCTTCCTTGATCATTCCAGTCTTCTGGTAATATCTCTCCAGAGATACATAAGGTAATATATTTAAAATATTTTATATAGTCTTTTGCACTTTGAAAAAATTTCCTATTTTTTAACCAAATTTTATATTTTGCATCAGTTAATATTTCATTAATTACCTCTTCAATAAATTTCTCCGGAGTAGAGTATTTATTTCTTATTAAAGTTAAACCATCTACTCCTATTAACTTTATAATATCACTATCAGGAAAGGAGCATATTAAAGAATAATGTAATTCTACAGCACTTCTTCCTGATAATTTTAAAATATACCCAACAGGTTTATCTACCCAATGAGATACATCTTGATTATCTTGAAAATATAGATCTATTGCTTTTATTAATTCCATTGCAATAGTATGACATCCATCTATTAAATAAGATAATTGATCCTGTCTACTATCACTGAGTCCGAAATCTTTTTGTCTAAATATAATCATATCCTTAATCTATAATTTTATAATTATTATATTTAAATAATTTATCACCTATCCAAGAAACTCTATAACCTATAGTATTTCTTAATTCTTTTAGATCTTTCTTGAATAAATCTAAATTTTTAGTACATATAACTATTGTCATAATATTTTCACTACTTAATATAGCTGGAGTATAACAATAATCAGATTCATATAATTCACTTAATGTATATTTTATTTCATCTATGCTTTTACTACTATCTCTAATTATCTTAATATGTTTATAATTCTTTTTTGAAAAATACATAAATAACTTATGTAACTCTTCTCTAGAATTAGCATAAATTTCAAACCTTACTTGTCCTTTATTAAACGAAAACTCTCTAAGTGAATCTTTCTCCAATCTTTTAATATTAGTATTGTTAAATTTTGGATGTAATAATTCTGGCCAAATATTTATAATACAAAAATTATTCTCTTCGTTACCTCTATAAGAAGTAAAAATGTAATTAACACTTTTCAGACTTCCATCTTCTTGTTTTATCAATTCATTCATAGCTTTACTATAATTTTTCAAATGTTCTTTCATATATTAGATTCTAGCCTTTTCTGATGAGCAAAATAAAGACTTAGGATATCACACCTAAGTCTTATATTATTTTATTTATTTACTTTATCTTTCTCAATATTCAATTCCATAATAACCGAGTCAGATATTATTACTTCAGAATTATCTCCTAAATCAAGATTAATAATATTCCCAGAAATTTCTCCATTCACCATTGCAAGAGCTAATTTATCCTCTACATATTTTGAAATGTTTTTTGATAAATCTCTAGCTCCGTACTTAGTATTTACCTGGTCAATAATAAATTCCTTTAATTTCTCAGATACACTAAGTTTATATCCTTTCTTAGATAAACGATCACTAAGCTTTGTAAGTTCTAGATCAAATATCTTCATCATTTCTGGTTTTCCAAGTTCATTAAATATGACAATATTACTAAGTCGACCAATAAATTCTGGTCTAAAGAATTTTTCCATAGCTTTCATTACTATAGATTTATTGTCTTTATTTCTCTCATCTTGACTTTGTTTACTAAATCCGAGTCCATTTCCTTTTTCAGATAATTGTTTACTAGCCACATTACTAGTGAGAAGTATAACACAATTCTTGAAATTTACTTCAAGACCATTACTTAAATTTGCTTTTCCTGTGTCAAGAATTCCCAAAAGTAGGTCATAAATATCCTTATGAGCTTTTTCAATCTCATCAAATACAACAACCATATTTGGATTAGTTCTTATTTTCTCAAAAACAGCTGTATCTGAATCTGACCCTATATAACCCGGAGCCGAACCGAGTAGGCGAGAGATAGAATAACTTTCTGTATATTCTCCCATATTAATAAGTAATAGGTTTTTCTCAACACTTTCAAAGAATAATTCAGCAATCTTCTTAGAAATTAGACTTTTACCTACACCAGTAGGACCTAGTAAAAATGCTGTACAAATAGGCTTATTAGGATCCTGTATATCAAGAATAGATTTTTGAAGTGCTGTAACTATAGTATCAACTGCATCTTGCTGTCCTATAACTTCTTTCTCCAAAACTTTTTTCATATTTCTAATCTTGATTGCTTCACTATCCTTCATTTTGTTTATAGGAACATTAGAGATTTTAGATACTACTGTCATAACATCTTCTTCAGTTACTTCAGGCCAACTAGAAGGATCATTTAGTTCTCCGATTAATTTCGTTCTCTCCTTCTCAAGTTCTTCTCTTAGAACCATTTCTGTATCTCTTCTTTTCTGGGCTTCATCGAAATCCTGTTTCTCTACTAGTGCAATTTTCTCTTTAATAATATCATCAATTGCTTTTTCTAGATTATCTACAGAACTAGTATCGATATTCTTTCTAAGTTTTGCTGCACTAGCTGCAATATCGATACAATCTATAGCCTTGTCTGGAAAGTGTCTATCATAAATATACCTTCCACTAAGCTCTACGCAAAGTTTTAAAATATCATCTGTATACTTCACTCTATGATATTCTTCATATCTTCCTTTAAGTGTCTTTAGTATATCTAAAGTCTCCTCTCTATTAGGTTCAGATACGGTTACTATTTGAAATCTTCTCTTAAGAGCACTATCTTTTTCAATATATTTTTTATACTCACTAGTTGTAGTACTTCCAAGACAGCGGAATTTCCCTCTAGCTAATGGACCCTTAAGAATATTAGCTCCATCTCCTTTACCATCATTACTTCCATTACCTACTAGATTATGTATTTCATCTATGTAAATAATTATTTCAGGATTATTTTCTACTTCTTTAATTATAGCATCCAAACGCTCTTCATACTGACCTCTAAACTGGCAACCAGCCACTAAAGCATTCAAGTCCAGTGAAAAGATTCTCTTGTCAATTAATTCTTTTGGAACTTCTTTATTTACTATCTTTTGACATAATCCTTCAATAATTGCCGTTTTACCACATCCAGCTTCGGCAAGTAATATTCCATTATTCTTCTTTCTACATGATAAGATCTCAATAATCTGAGAAATTTCTTTATCTCTACCTACGATTGGATCATATTCCCCATTTCTCGCAGATAAGGTCATATCTGTAGAAAACTTATCGAGGAAAGGTGTTCTAGAATTTGGATCTACATTTTCAGGTTCACTATTTCCCTGTCCAGCCATCTCAAATTCACGATCATCCTCCTCTCTCTTCTTATCTGGGTCTAAATCGAGGTCAGATCCATCACTATCCGAGAATTCAATTGTTTTTTCTTTGAGTTCTCCTGAGTTATAGTCTTTAATATTTTCCTCAATCTTATCAGTCTTTTCTTCGAAATTATTGATATCCCAGTATATTTTTACAAGTTCTCTAGTATTAGCTCCATAGTTCAATAGATGTTTTACTATTTCACTATAACCTGTTTCAGGAAGAGAACACATAAAGAATGCTAATGAATCAATCTCTTTCACCATTCCGCCATTAAGTGTATCGATTTTCCTTAGAATATGATTAACGGCGGGAGAAAGAACTATATGACTATCTCCCGTATACAATTTTCCGGGAGCAGTAAACTTATTAGTCTTTCGAAGTTCAGAGATTACATCTATTACTGTTTCTCTAAATCCACTTTCTGAGCCATTAGTTCTGAAAAGCCCACTGATATATTCAGCTAACTCTGGAATATTACCTTCACCATCTAAGTAAGTTATAACAATCTGAGCAACTATATGATCGAGTGTTACTTCCTTCTCGTGAAAAGTTAATGTTTCCTCATGAGCTTTTCTAAAAAATTCTGATAACTCTTGAGATAATTTAAATTTAGATGAATTTTTCATTTTTCTATTTTATTTAATTTAAAAAATATATTATTCACACTAATAAGGAATTTAGCGGTAAACTTTATATCTATTATTAGCTTCAGAGATATAAAGATTAATATCATCTTGTGTAATCGTTATATCTTTTACATTTTCAAGATGTCGAATCCAACCACCATACCAACCATGTTTATCGTTATTCTTTACGTCTTGTATATATTCTGGAATTTCTGACTCTGATTTAATATTTCTTTTCATCATCCACCCAGAATAACTATTGAATGTCTCGTTTCTATCAAACACTGATCTTATTTTAACTGATATTTTCTTTTTCTTCTTCAGCCACTTAAAGAAATCCTTGATAGGGCTTGGATACATAAGACTTGGAAACTTATAGAGACCATAACTATCATCCATGGCTATATAGATTCTTGAAACTTTGGATAATGTTGTTTGTTTCAGGTACGGGAGATCTACTTTTCTAACATCCATAAGTATTGTTCTTCCCCACCATTTAAAATATCTAGGTGAAGTAGAATTAATAACTTCATATATTTTAAAATCACCAAAGTCTACTGTTTTTATTATCCAACCTCCATCTGCAGAATCATCTAAGGTTACTACAAGATCTGGAGAATTATTTTCTTCCAGGTTATCAAGAAAATCTATAACTTGAGAGCATCCATGTTCTATTAAGTATAAAGTTTTTCCTGTAATAGAGTCAAGTTCTTCTAATTTTTTCTTAGTTGATTCATCTATCTCGGTAAAACTAGATCCATCGGTTCTCACTATACTTCTAGTTCCTGTTATTCGATCTAGTTTCGTTTGTTTTACGAGTTCTAATATTTCCATAATTTTTCTTGATTAAAATTTATCTTTTCGTCTTTTAGTTCACCTATATCAATTAAATAATTCCTAAATAGTATATCTCTAATAGCAATAAAGGATCTTGTAAAACCATTATAATCTAACCTTATATTTTCCAAGAAGTCTTTTACTGTGAAGTCAAGTTTTGTAGTATCTATCAACTTTCCTTTATTTACTGTACTTGTCCCAATTCTATCTTCTTTACTAAGTGTAAATCCAACTAACTGTACGAGATTACATATTTTCCTAAGGGTTAATCTTTTACAAACATCTTTAGGAGAATATGTATAGAAACGTAACTGAAAGGGTGGAGTAATGAAATGATAGTCTCGATCCTTTTTTAATGTTTTAAAATTTTTGATTAAGTCTTGATAACACTCAATATATCCTGGATTAATGTCATCAAATCTTCCGATATAAGGAAATATTAAATCAGGATTATCATTACAAAGTTCTATATAATAAATATCTCCTAATCTATGTAAATTTATATCCATTCTTCTGAAGTATTATCATTCCACTTAACCTTAGCATATAGATCAGGTCCATTATCTAATCTAAGCTCTAGACTATTAAACTCAGGAAATTCTTGATAAAACTTAACGGCCGATTCTTCCAGATCTTTCATTAATGTTCTAGCCTTAAGTTGTCTTTGTTTTCTTCTCCACACCTTCGGAACCTTACACCCTTGGATCTGTATGGTTTCGGCCGTTTCAGGAATATTATCATATAGTTCTTCTGAGTTTATTATCTCTAGAGCTATATCATCACATACCCAATAACCTCCTTTTCTACTTGGCTCTTCGATATAACCTAAGTAGCGACCATCCGAAAAATCTCTCTTAGTAATCCACAGTGTATGATTTTTATCTGACTGTAGTGGACCAAATTCAGAGATATACTTACAGAATAATCCATACTTATTTAACTCGGGGTCTTCATCGTAGTAGTCTTGAAGGATTTGTTTGACATCTCTTACTAATTTCCCTGGTCCAATCTCAAGGAAACTCATAATATCTTCCCCTGATACCGGAACTGTAAAATCCACTGCTGGTTGTAAGTTTTTGACTCTCTCAACCTCCTGTAAGAAAGAATCTACCTGACCGGGCATATTCCAACAAGGTTTATGATTTAGATTATCAGCTTCAATTAATCTCATCTCATCATATAGATTTTCTCCAAGATGTCTAATCAGTTGCCTTGTTTTCTTTGGTTTTCCGGTGTAGAGATGTGTATCATAATTATAGAGTTGTTTAATACACATATGATTCTCTACAAGGAAAGCTACTTTATCAATAACATCCCCAGAGTATTTAAGTTCAGTGAGGATTTCTCTTGCTTCTTTTGCTGATTCTTTCTCGTGTCCATGATAAGAGTAAGTTCCATCTTCTTTTATCTGATAACACGTAGGCTTAGATACATCATGAAGAAGAGCCGCTAATCTAAGTTCAAGAGACGCATTATTATTCTTTATTACATGATCTAGAACAGCAAAAGAATGTTCGGCCCAAGTTTTATCATGATGTTTATTATTCTGACTAAACGAAATATAAGTCTGAAATTTTGAGATAATATTTCCCATTAATCCTCTAAGAATAAGATCACGAATTCCTTGGATTGCACTCTTAGACATTAAAATCTTAGTAAACTCATCTCGAATTCTTTCTTTACTTAACTTATAGTACTCCGGATAATCTGTGATCTTAAAGTAAGTTTCATCATCTAAGTTAAATCTCTTAGTACATGCAAATCTAATGGCTCTTAACATTCTGAGGGGATCATCTTCATATGTTTTTTCAGGTTCCATTGGTGTTCTAAGTATTCTCTCCTTACAGTCTTGAATTCCTTTCCCTGTCGGATCTAATACTTCTCCTGATAATAAATTCTTGTAGAGTGCATTACAACAAAAATCTCTTCGAAATGCATCCTCCGTAATAGTTGATTGTTGTACTGTATCTGGTTTTCTCGGTCCTTGATTATAAGTCTCGATCCTAGGAACTACACATTCAATATCTATCTTCTTATTATCTCCAATATCAAGAACAAATTTCCCGGTCTTGAATCTATTATAAACAACAAAACCAGAACACTCAGGCTTTGTTTTCAAGAATTCAATAAACTTATCAGTCCCTTCCGGATAATCAATACATAGATCTATATCTTTCGGAGGATTCCCAAGTTGTAAATCTCTTACACAACCACCAACTAAATAAATTTTTTCTTTAAATTCACAATCTTGAATTATGTCTTTCAACAATAAGATCGTTTTACTATACTCTATCCTATTCATAACAAAATATTTACTCATATATAAGGAAAATAAATTACCTCAGAGGTGTGTTCTTCCTCCAAGGTAATAATTATTTATTCTGATTTTTTATAGATTCTTATTATTGTTACTAAGTTAATGATAATTATAGAAATAAACGATAGTAAAGTAATAAGATTCTCGATTGATAACTGAACAAACCTATAAGACTTTAGATCTATAGATTTCCAGTAACCCTTTTCATAACCATCTAACAAGTACTCTGAATATTTTTCTACGTCTAGTTTAGTTCCGGGTTTAAGAGCTTTCGATAATATATAATTCTCAAACTCCTTAGAATTATCCCAACTAAATGAACCTGCCCATGTAATAGTATCTTGATCATTAATTCCTATACAAAATACTACTTCATTTTCTTTTCCTCTAGACCAAAATGATTCCTGTAATTTTGTTCTATCCGTAACACTTGTCTGCCAAACTAGAAGTAGTGGTCTGAACATAGGATCTAATGAACTAGTATAACCAATTTCTCTTTCGATTGAATCAGGAACACTAATGCCATGAACAAAATTCTGTCTAGGCTCTAAAACATTATCTTGGTTTACTGTTCTTCTAATACTATGTTTCATAAATAATTGATTCTTCATTGCTTCTGAAATATCAATATCATGTAATCCATAAATAGAGAGAACATTGTTTAGATAATTTAAATATTCTACATGTTTAGAATATATCAATGCTGTCTTAGGATCTTTATTCCATCTAACTACACACTTATACCACTCTTTATTTTGAGGATGTGTAGTTACTTCTTTATTTCTCCATAATCCAGAGAAGTAGGTAAAAGTATTCTTAGAAATTTCTACTTCTTTCTCTTCACCAGAATCATCATAAACCAAGTAGTAGATATCATTGTGAATAACTTCTTTACTATCTACCTTCTCGATCCAATTACTATAATGTTTCATATACTCCGCAGAATATTCAACGATTTTAGTATCTACTGGTTTCTCTAAAGTAAAAGTGAAGAATACTATAAAAATTGCCATAATAGACGGAAGTACTAAAAACAACTTAGGTATAGCACTCCGTTTGTTAATAACTACTCTACTAGAGTATTTAAAAACTAGTATTGATATAACTAACAATACTATCATCAATAAATAATTCATAATTTTTAAAAACTAATTAATTTTCGTCTGTTTAATAATTCTTTTACGATCGGATATTCTTTTATTGCGTCCTCTAAAGTTAATGTCCTATAAGTATTAATATGAGAACTAGAGGCTTTTGCTAATAATTTCTCATAAACACCTATTCTTCCCCAATCTCCCATATCTGACTCGAAATAAAAACTTATAGTAGACCTGTTACTCATAAAATATATTCCTGGATTGCGTATAAAGTCTTGATGATTGTCACAGCTAATAGTTCCTAAGTAGATATAAGTATCTCTCTTAAGGTTATGTACAGAAACTCCCTCGGAATACCAATCATAATCAAACTTCCATCCAATAACACCATATTCTTTTAAGTCTTTCGGAAAACCTCTTAATTCTGGTATCCCCTGAGTTCCATATATAACAGAAGGTTTCCATCCTCCATTAAAGAATTCAAACTCGAAGAGATAATCGGGGTAGTCTGGATGCGTTAAGATATCTCCTTCATAAATACATCCTCCAACCCATTCACCAACAGATAATGGATTAACTTCCTGCTTATTATCACAATCAAGAGAAATATAACAGTGATGAGCATTAAGAAAATCCAACGAACCGAAAATAAACTCATCAGTATTATTCTTTCCGATTGGTATTCCTCTAAACCAATTTACTACACCATCAAGGTAATAATCTGAAACTAACCTACAACTCATAGTTTATTATCCAAGTCTACCAATTCATGCTTAAGTTTAACGAGATCTCTTCTTAGTTCATTATCAGAATAAGATACTTCATCCAAGATATTATAATATATATATTCCAAATATCCTTAACATTACTCAAACGTCTTCTAATTAAAAATACAGTTCCATTCATAATTTTTATATCACTTTCTCTTATAGATTCGATCATTGCATGTAAGTACTTATATCTCTTATGCCACTTAAGAAGTTCAGGCATAGCAGTACATACAGTCATATTCATCTCAGAAAGTATGGATTGTATATCTTCCGGAATATCAGCCATAAGAAGTGGATTATTCATAATTTCATATCTCTTCATCCCTCCGAAAAATTTATTAAAATCTTCTTCTATCTTCTCTAGAATAATTTGCTTGTAAGATTCTAGGATACCATCTTCATCGTATGGGAGAATATAGGTACTAGATACAGGACCGTCAATTATCTCAACAGAAATTTCAGGATCTTTAAATTCACCCAACTGTGTTATAGTTAGAATTACTTGAACTGGACCTATTTCGTTAAGAAAGACAAATATTCTAATATTATTATTATCTATTCTCTGGATATTAATATGAAATCCTGAATCCTTATAGAGACTTCTTATAAGTTCCTCTGGATTTTCTTGAATTAGTGAAATCATCTTTTTATAGAGGTCCACTAACTTCTCTGTAAATTCATTTTTCATTATAATGTCTTATCTTCACTTAATTTCTCAACTACTTGATCCCATGTTAAGTCACAGAATTCATCTACCCAAGAATCGATATAGTATAACCTATCTGATCCTTGAATAACTCCGAAAAGAATTGGATCTTTCTTTATTCTTTCTATCTCTTTCTTTTCATATTCAGTAAGATCAAATGATTTTCCAGTAGGATCATAGTATAGAACTACGTAATTATCAAAAACTTGGAGATTATCAGCCCAAATCTTTTTCTCTGCTACTGAATCTGGTACAACTCTCGTAAAGTTCTTGATATAATCTATGTCAAGTTGTTTTTCACATTTTTTCTGAAGAGTAACTAGATCCTGAGTGGTTATGTAGTGATTAATTCCTGAGACGGCTAGTACAGATTCATAAACATGTATTACTAACTCAGATATTAATTTCTCAAGCTGAGCCTCCTGATTAAGTGCTACGGCTTTATGAACTAATCCAAGATAAGCTTCTGTTCTTTCCTTGAATTCTTTCTCCTTTCCAGCTAATATCTTTATCTGATCAAAAAGTTCTATTACGTTAAGATCATAAACTTTCTTAGGCTCCTCCGTTACTTTCTTTTCGGTTTCCTTTTTCTTACTTCCAAATAATCTCTTAAGAAAACTAGACTCTGTTTTACCACCATCTCTGCTTCCTCCTACCATTGATTTATCGCTGTCGGTAGAAATATTCGGAACTGTAAAACCATTAATCCTTCTAGAAATAACAGAATTGTTCTTCTTAAGTGATTCTAAGAGTTTACTAGATATCGATATATTAAATTTTCTAGCATCACCCGAATTTATAAACTCCTTTACTCTCAAAAGGCCATTAACAACACTATCTACTGCTTTCTTCTCATTCTCACTCTCAAGAAATAGAAATTGCCCTGGAGTAATTGAGTCTGGATCTGATTGTATAGTTAATTCAAACTCTTTATCTATCCCAGCTTTCGGATCTAACTTAACTTTCTCCGTAGTATCATTGATTAAATTCTTATACTTCAATAAATTCTCATCAATTACGATTCCTGTTTCAAAAATAGCAATTCGATTTCCTTTTTCTAATAGTTTCATAATTTTTTATAAATTAGCTGTTAATATTACTTGTGAATTTTTTCCTAACTTCTTACCTATTTCCTTGAAGAGGTTATTTTTCAATAAAGGATGCAACCCAGTAATAGGATTATATATCACCAAACACTTGTCCCTAATACAACAATTCGTAAGTTCTGGAAGTAATGCTAGTAATACTCTAAATCCAGTTCCTTCGAATTCTATAGGTAAATCAACAGAACTTCTCTTAACTGTTTTCCAATCATTCGAAATATCCTGTATGTCGGGAAATGCCCATAATAAAAATATCTTCACCATACCTTGTACTTCTGAAGGATAACGTGATACCTGTTGGATTAATTTTTCTGGTGAATAATCATATCCGTTAGATGCGTTTACCCTACTCAAGCTATTAGAGAAAAGATCTCTAAGATTCAAGAAAACAGGATGATTGAATCCAACAAATACAATAGACTTCTGAAATCCATATAACTTACTAAAATTATAACAATCTAGTAAGTAATCTTCATCCTCACTAGTCCTTCTCTGTGAAAAACTAGTACCTATAGAGATATCATCAGTATCATAGTAAAAATATAGTTTATTATTTACTAACAATGACTCTGATACAAATCTATTATCCCTAAAAAACATAGAATTATAACAGATTTCCTCTCCATTATCATCCTCAATAATCATCGTAATCTCTATAGGTTCGAAAGAATGACCCTCCGAAGCTTCGGATGGAATATGATTATTAAATATTAGATAATCTGGAATATGATAAAAGAATTGTTCAACTATTTCGTATATTTCGTAGGAGATATTTACAATTCCATTCCTATCTCCTATGAAATCTATACAAACTTCATTTTCATCTATCTCAAAAAAATTTTTAATCTTTAGCTGTTTAAATTTCATTATTGTCTTTGTTTTTCATTAATAAGATTTTCAAATTCTTATAAGTGTAATATAAAACTTAAGAAACTATGAAAGAAAAAGAAACCTGGGAAGAAGCCGCAATAAGAGCGTCCCAAGAAGAAATGCCAGAAGATCTACAAGACTGGTTAAATGCTGCTCCTACTCTAGATGCAGAAGTAGAAAAAATCTTAGAGGCTGAAGAAGATGAAAACCCTTAAGAGCCTTTATATATGAATATGAACATTTGTTTTAAAATCTCCATCTGTGAAGATGGATTATGGAGTAAGGAATAACATAATGTGTTATTTTGCTGTTATTTTTTAAAATTTTAGTTCGATAAACCTGGTCTGTGATGGATCGGGTTTATTTTTATTTCTTTAGGAGGAGGAAGAAAAAAGTGAGGAAATTAAAAACCTCACTTTAATTTATCAATAAAATCACTAATCATAAATTTATTTCCTCTCTTAATTGTTATTACCTTTCCCACTAAATTATCTCCTAACCACTCTATAATTTCTTCTTCCGTCTCTGCATTAAGGAAAATATTAATATCAACTTTCTCATTCCGAAAGTTAGCTCTCTTCAAACAACTTATAACTGATAATTTTAAGATACTGAGTTGGGACTGTTTTTTCACTATCCCATTTATCAATCTAATGGTGGCAAATATAATTTTGAGTTCTGGATCCTTAGTAGAGTTGAATGCTCTAATAATATCACCCTCTAAGTTGTTCTTCAATTATAAGGATTTTGCTCCTCACTCCCCCAAGGAATCTTATATATGTAGATAAACCATAATAAAATAATATATGACCACTGAAGAAATTATACAAGCTACTAGAAACCTAATATCTGAACATTTTTCTGATATAGTATTTATAGAACAAGGACATAAATACTTCATAGGAACAGAAGAGTATACACCAGTCTCTAATATAATCGAAAGGTATGTTAGGCCATTCGATAAAGAGAGAATTTCAGAAGGATACGCTAAAAAACATGGAAGAACACAGGAAGACGTACTGAGAGAATGGAGGTATAAGAATCTAAAATCAGTAACTCAAGGAACAAAATATCATGAGTACGGAGAAGCACTAACATGGATAATTTGTGGCCATCCTGAATTAATCCCGACCGAAATAAGAAGGCAATATATCCCCTCTGATAACTGGTTAATCCCTTTCGCACCTAAAGAAGAAAGTATACTAAAATTTTACTCTGAATTACCGCCTTCAATTATTCCGGTCGGTGCAGAGTTCAGGATGTCTTCGAAGTATATACAGGGAATAAATACTAAATTCTGTGGAACAACTGACTTACTATTCTACTATGATAACCCTGATAACCCTGGATTTATTATAGGAGACTGGAAAACTAATGAAGAACTAAGAAAAGAATATCAAAGGTCGAAAAATATTAAAATGCTATCCCCCTTCGATGATCTAATAGACGAACCACTCAGCCATTATACACTGCAATTCTCTATGTATCAATTAATGCTGGAATCAATCGGCTTGAAAATACTGGGTCGGAGATTAGTATGGTTGAAAGGAGATGGAACATACGAAGTAATAAAAATAGATGACATAACAGATAAACTCCGACACATACTTTAAGAGCCGTGAAAGCCTTATATATGAGAATAATTACCATTTAAATTTGTAACTCATATAGTATAATAAAACCTGGTCTGTGATAGATCGGGTTTATTTTTATTTCTTTAGGAGGAGGAAGAAAAAATGAAGGAAATTAATCCTTCATTCTATTATTTTTTCTATCTCTATAAACTCATGATAATAAATCGGAAACACTAATTTTACTCCTTCCATACCTCTTAATTGTTATTATTTTACCTACTAGATTATTCTTCAACCACTCTAGGCCATCTTCTTTTGTTTTTATTCTTGAAAAAGCAGATGTATCAACTTTTCTTTCCCAAAAATCAATCTTCTCTAAACAGTTCGAGAGCATCAATTTCGAAGTAAAGAGAGTAAAAACTTTTTCTTTCGATAGCGCACGCATTAAGTGAATGATAGAGATTATAACTTTTAACTCTAAGTCTTTCGTAGAATCATATATCCTAATAAGATCATATACAAAACGATCATCTAATAATTTATCAATTTCCTTAAAACTTATTTTCTTCATAACATATATAAGGATTTCACGCTCCCCTCCTCACTTCCCTCAAAAACCTTATATATGAGAAAATATATGTGGTTCATAATAGTTTTTTACGCCGCTACATAGTTTGGGAAAATAAAAAGCGGCGATTATAGGACTTTATTGTAATATTTATTTGAAATCCTCTAGTCTGTGATAGATCGGAGGATTTTATTTTTTTTTATTAAGAGAAAAAGAAAACGAGGAAAATTAAGTCCTCGTTTATTTTCTTTTTATTGTTATTAATTTACCTACCAAATTATTCTTCGCCCATTCAATAAAATCATCCCTGGTAAGTATTCTATCGTAGGACTTATAATCTACACCCCAATCATCCCAACGAAAACTAATTCCAAAACTCATTAGGTAATTCTGATAATTGTAATCTGAAACACTAGCCTTATCGTATAATAATAAAACTAGGTAGTAAAATTCTATAGACTTTTTATCACCAAGAGTTCTATATCTATCTAAAAGTTGTATAATGTAAGTTTTAAATTCTTCCAAAGACATCCTCTGTATATCTGGAAAACTAATTAATAACCTTTTTCTCTTCATAACATATATAAGAAATTAAAGCTCCTGTAACATTTTTTCGAGGACTAAGGAACCCATGTGATCCCCCTCCACTCCATGCTTACGCATTACGTTACGGGTCGCTAACGCTCACAAGACTGAATAAGATATATTAGGGATTCTAGGACACCCCTTTGGCCCTTCAGGCCAGGGGTGGTGTCTCCATCTAATATTAATATTAAAGTGCACACTTTTTTTAATTTAGAATATATATAGAGTACGTAGGTTAAATGATTTATTTAAAGTGTAGTTTTGCGTTTCTAGTAACCCTAAATCCTTACTTCTGAAAAGAAGATATTGTGGGTATCCCTTGTCTTCGATTTTATGTAACTGGATTCTGTATTAACCCAGTATAATAATAGATTTTAATAATTAATTTTTTAATAAATATGGATATACAAAAGATTATAGTACCTAGAGGAATTAGGTATATAGGAGAATGGAATGATTTTAGGTTCTCCAATTTCCCAGGAAAATGTATTATTAATAAACAACTACCAGGCTGTGGTTTTACTGAATATTGCTTAAGGGGGCCTGAAAATATTATTCTATGTAGTCCTAGAAAGATGTTATTAAAGAATAAGAAGGATCAACATGAATTTGATGTTTATCTAGTAGTGAATGAAATGGATAAAGATCCAGATTCAGATAAAGATATTTCTAAAGATACAAAACCAAAAGAATTTGTTTTGTTTGAAGAGAAGAAAGATAATTCTGATATATACGAAAGGATCTATAATGAAATTTCTGACTATACCTATAAGAGATACTTAGAAGATAAACCCGCTAAGATATTAGTTACCTATGATTCTTACCGAATTGTAAAAGATATTCTCGAGAAACTAGGAATCTTTGGGAAGTTTGTTACTGTAGTAGACGAATTTCAGAGTATTCTACATGATTCTAGATTTAAAAGTAATACGGAATTAAATTTCCTTCTTCACTTGCAACAATCTCCTACAGCGTACTTTGTGTCAGCAACTCCTATGATGGAAAAGTATCTTGATATGTTAGATGAATTTAAAGATCTTCCATATTATGAATTAGATTGGTATAGTTCAGATTCATCAAGAATTATTAGACCAAAATTGGATATATTTCTAATGAGATCTGTAGGAGAAAAAGCCTCTGAGATTGTTCAAAAATATCTTTCAGGGAACTTTGATGATATAGTAGTTCTTAGAAATGGAGTTCCTACAAGAATAGTGTCTGACGAAGCTGTATTTTATGTTAATTCAGTTAATCATATCATTAGTATTATCAAAAAGAATGAATTAACTCCAGAGCAAGTAAATATTCTTTGTTCTAGGACAGATGATAATGCTAAAAAGATAAGAAGAAAACTAGGAAAGAAATTTACTATTGGAGAAGTACCGTTAGAGAATGAAAAACATAAAATGTTTACTTTTTGCACTAGAACAGTATATCTCGGAGCTGACTTTTATAGTCTATGTGCAAGGAGTTTTATCTTCAGCGATTCTAACTCGGATTGTCTCGCTGTTGATATTGCTGAAGATTTACCACAGATCCTTGGACGCCAAAGATTATTCGAAAATCCTTGGAAAAATAATGCTGTATTTTATTACAGAACAACAGCAGACTATCGAGAAATGAAAGAATCAGATTTTCAAGCAATTCTAGATAGAAAGAAAAATTCAACAGAGAAATTGTTATCTGTGTTTTTAAAAGGAACAAATGAAGAGAGATTTACATTAGCAAAGAAATATGAAGAGGCTGTACAAATAAAAAACTACCTTAATGATTATGTAGCTGTAAATCATGTTATTAATTCTCAAACAGGGGAAGTAATTCTTAAGCCTGTTATAAATCAATTAGTTCTTGTTAATGAAATTAGAGCTTTTAGAATACAGCAGATTGATTATGCAGATAGATTTAGTGTATTTAGTTCAGTGAATTCTAAATTAACAAAGGATGATATAGTAAATAGGGATGTAACTAGGTTTTTATGTATTTACGAAACCCTAACTACTATTTACGATAAACTTAAGATGTTATGCGAATATCCAGTGTCTAAAGAAGTAATAGAGTTAGTATTACATCAGATAGCAGATTCAGATGAAGTTAAATCTTACTATACTTCATTAACTCCACAAAAATTAAGAGCATTATCATATAACTCATCCAGGATAAAAAGAGAATTAGGAATAGTAACCTTTAGTCCAGAATTATTAGTTAGTACTATTACTCTAAATTTCAATCCTGGCGAGAAATATACCCTATCAGATCTTAAAAATAAATTAGGAGAGCTTTATAGTTCTATCAATTACACAGCTACTCCTAAGGCTAATGATATACTTAATTATTTTGAAGTAAAAGAGGTTCAGAATACAGTATTAGTAGATGGAGTAAAGAAGAGAGTGAGAAGTTATGAGTTATTGAAAAGAAAATAATAGAAGGAAAGAGATATATTGACTATCTCTTTCTTTTTTTTTACCCTTCAAAACACGCTAAAACAAGGGTCAATCCCTAATACATGAGAGGAATTTCAGGAATTGTTATTGTGACCTCTCATTAATGATATTACCTAATTAATTTTAAAATAATATTAAAGAATGGAAGATGATTATTTGTTAGATGAAGAAGAAGATCTTGATAACCAAGGGTTTATAGGATCTGATGAAACAGGAGATTCTGATGACGATGAGGATTCTGAAGATTCCGAAGGTATTATTGATGATGACGAGGATGGTGGGAAGAGTAGAGTAGATGAGTCTCAGTATGGTGGAAGAATGACCAAGGATGAACTTTGGTTATCTACAGCATATGATGATATTATAGCAGCAGGAAAAGCAGATAAAGATAATGCGATAGAAGATGCTGTTACTACTATTGTATCTGCTAATCCAAAACATACATCAGTTAATACAGTAGGGCATATTATACAGGATTTGTTTCATAAGCAAGGTCATTCTCGTATGGTTAATAGTCTATATACACCAGATGCTCCTTTACGTGGAGAAGATGTTGATATAGATTTTAAAGATGAGGATGATTCTGGATTTAATAAAGCTTACGCGGAAGAAGCAAGAAATCAGATAGCAAGATTTATCGATTTCTTAGCCTCTAGAGATCTTAGTAAGGACTCTATTATATCTAAGAGAAGAAAACAGAGACAAATTCCAGCTTTTATTATTTTCTTATTCTCTTCAGGGATGTATGACTTAATCGTAGAATGTCCTACTATGCCAGAAGAATATGCTACTCAAGTTAAAGAAGCAATGAGAAAAATTATGAAAGCTAAGTATGATATCGTAGAAGACTTGGCAAAGAAGTACGAAGAAATGGGTAGACAGAAAGTAGCAGATCGAGTTAGAAAATTACAACTTTCTTGGTTTAATAAAGAACCAGCCGAAATTAGATCCGCAGCTGAATATTCAGATCTAGAACTTACTTATGACGATGTATTAGTTTATCGTGAATATAGATCTAAATTTACTAATACATCAAGAGCTATTACACAAGACATTATTTCTGATATGATCGAAGTAGTTATTGATAAGGATGCAGGAGTATATGAAAGATTAAAAGATAAGACCAGATCAGATGCAATTTCTGATGTTAAACAAGTATATAAAGAATGGTCAAAAAATAATCCTGATGATTCTGAACTAGCTACTAAGATAATTTGGAAAGATGTTGAAGGAATGGTTAAACAATAAAAATAAATTTTATGGCAGTATCTCTTGAGTTACTAACCGATGAAGCTATCATCGATTATACAAAAAGTGATGGAAAAGATCAAGTCCTATATAATCATAGAGACTTGGACTTGAAGTATAATGGAATACAACCTATCGCTGGAGGAGTTTATGATGTCGATATTTTCGGCTCTCCAATGGAAGATAGATGTATTTGTGGAAAAATTCGACAACCTTCTACTGAACCCTGTCCTCATTGTGGGGCTAGAGTTTTTACAAGAGAAGAAGGACTTAGAAGATTTGCCAGAATAGAACTTCCTTTCTATTACTTGAATGATTTACGTTTTGATATTTTTAAAGAACTTTTCGAAGATATTTTTAAAGATAGCAAAATAGTCCTAGATTTCTTTGGAGACGACCTTCGAAGAAATGGTTATAGTGCAAGAGGAGCTAAAAAACTCGGTATTAAAGTATTTGATACCTGCCAGTTCGAATATAATCCAACTACAAAAGAACTTAAGATCTCAGAATTTATAACTGATGAAGCTCTTTGTTCTTATGAAGGACTTATGAAGATTATTGAAGAACATTTTCCAGCTCGTCTTACAGAATTTAAAAAATTAATTAATCGGTATTATCTAGTACAACCAGCTATGATGAGACCCTTTACTCTCGGTGTTAAAAACGGGAAGAAACTAATGGGGTCTCATAAACTTAGTATCTGGTACTCTATTATAATTCGACTTTGTTGCGTAGAAGATAAAAAATCTAATGACTTAAACTACGAAGAGGTAATTTCAAAATTTAATACCCCAGGAGAAAAAGTTAGATATACAGCACTTTTACGAGCACTTCTTAATACAGGTAAAAAAGAAGCAACAGAACTACTTAATACCTCTAAAAAGAATCTTGCTCGTGACTTGTACTCTGTAAGAACAAAAAATTCAGCTAGATGTCCTATTATTCCAAGTACTACATTAGCTATCGACGAAATCTCTGTTCCTATACATATCGCCTATGAAATGTGTAGAGAAGGATTCCTAGATTACCTGATGAAAGAACTGAATTTTACTAGGAACGAAGCGCTGAAAGCAACAAAAGAAGAATATAATAATCCCGAAACTCTGAAAATGTTTAAAGAGTATGCGGAAAAACAAATCGTACTAATGGTTTCCTAATTGGTACGTTAGGTGTAAATCCTAAAGTAGATAATATATAATAGTCTACTTAATTTTGTGTATTGCTGGGAAGAATAAAATCTAATCAGCAGTTGGAAAAGTATTTATAGTAATCAAACCTAAATAAAAAAGCTTATGAAGATACAAAGAAAATTATACTCTTCGCTATCTTCTAACAGCCCATGGAATCGTTCCGAGCATATGAAACAATTACACGCTCAAGGAAGATATCAAGGTACTTCTAAAATTGGGCTGTGGAATTCTAGCGAAGAAAAAAGACAAAGAATGGCTCAGATAATGACTAATAATGCATTGAATAAAGATGCTAGAGGTTATGGATCTGAATATGCAATGAGAGTAAATAACCGAAATCTCCTGTTCAATAAATTTCAAGGAGAACAAGGATACATGTACTTCGTTAGATTTCCGGCCAGTGTAAAAGTCGGATTTTCTAAAGATTGGGATAGGAGAATCAACTTTCAATTTCCACACATGAATCATATCTTAGGAGGACAGGTTATAGCAATTATATCAGGTCCGACTTCAGAATTGGCCGACCTAGAATTTGATACACTTATAAAATTTCAAGAGTATACAAAACTTAATGACTCAGGAACTAAGTATACTGAATTCCTAGACCTAAAAGTAAAGAATGATGTATATAAATTCCTGAAACAAAAAGTATCAGAAAGTAAAAACCTAGAATTTTTAATACAAAATAAATTACTATAAATAACTAAATCCAATTCAACGACTATGGACAAAACCAGGCTAGTGTTGTGATAACCTAGTTTTTCCGGATAATATAGTCTTTGCAGGGTAGAAAATATCCTGGATAATCAATTATAATGTTGGCTAAAGTATTGATTATCACAGAGTTAATCGCCAACCGAGTCTCCATGAATATTCGATTTTTGCAATGAAATTGAAAATCCATGATGACTATACCATATGTAATAGTGTGGCCTAATAAAAGAGATATTAGGAAAATATCAATAATTGCTAGAAAGAGATAATAAATCTAATTAGCAGGGGAAATATAAAATCCCTTCAACGACTATAAATGATATGGATTAAAACCAATGATATAGTCTACTTAGTAAATGAAATATTTTATATAAAAGTGACACTTTCCCATAAACAAACTTTGTGGGAATAAAATCTCACAAAATGCTGGAAATCTAAAAATAGAAATCAGCATCTTGGAATTAAACCAAGTTCAACGACTAAATATGAGACTAAGAGAATGTCTTAGATGATATAGTCTGTCTATATATTAATACTATATAGATTAACGACAAGTTTGTGAACCTTTAAATAAAAATAGAGGCACTTGAGTTTAATATTGAGTGAAAATACTTTAAATTGCTGGAAATATCTAGTGATGGATAAATCAGCAGTATTATGATTTTATATTAAAATTTAGAGATATGACAAAAAGAAACTAATTTTAATATAAGAACTATGACACAAGAAGAAATTAAGTATCATAATCAGTTGTGGTACTATAAAACTTACAATCAATTAATAGATAAATGTATACAAATGGAGTCTGAAGGTTACTCAGAGGACGTGTATACAGAAGTTCATCATATATTACCTAAATGTATGGGAGGAACGAATGATAGGTCTAATCTGGTAAGAATGCCAATTAGATATCATATAATGGCACATGTATTATTAGCGTATGCTTATTTAAGCAATACTAAATTAATATTTGCAGCAAATGCAATGTTAATGCATAAAACAAAAAATCCAGAGATTATTAGAGGATTTTCTACATCTTTAATTACTAGAATTAGAGAGAATGCTATTAAAGCTAGAGTAGGATATAAATATACTCAAGAATCAAAGGATAAAATCTCAATATCTCATTTAGGAAATAAAAATCCAATGTTTGGTAAAAAGGCTTCTATAGAGACCAGAAAGAAAATGTCTGAGTCTAGAAAAGGAGAGAAAAATCCAAATTACGGTAAGAAATTTTCTGAAGAGCATAAAAGAAAGTTATCAGAAGCTAGACAAAAAAGAATTGTAAGTGAAGATACCAAAAAGAAAATATCTAATACCTTAAACACTAAAGGGACTTATAATTCTAAAAAAGTCTTAGCTCCTAACGGAAAGACCTACATTTCTATAACTAAGTGTGCGGAAGATTATGGAAAATGCGCACATACAATTATAAAATGGATAAATGAACATCCTGAGAAAGGATTTAAATATGTAAATTAAATTTAGTCATAGTTTCTAAAATTTTATAAAATTCATAATACTCAACGACTATAGTAAGTACTTTTAATATTGTGAAATTATTAAAAGATAATATAGTCTACTTCTAATTAAATAAATTAGATATTAAGGTAAATGCAGATTTTTTAGTAAAAGTCTGAAGTTTGAGATATAACTTAAGAATTGTTAGAATTGCTGGAAATTATATTTTATATAACTAGCAGTCTAGATCATTACTGTAATCTAGATTCAACGACTATGTGAACAACTAATGGTATTGCTCTACCATTAGAAGATATAGTCTAATATTAAATCAATTAGGAATAATTATTAATATTGTTTGATGGTGATACCGTTTCTATTTGTAGAAGAGTAGCTTAGATTATTTTAATTCTAAGAAAATTCTATTAAAATGCTGGAATATAGATGAAATAAATCAGCATCATCGAACAAGAGTGAGATGTTCAACGACTAAATATAGAACCATAGTATTGTATGGATAATATAGTCTATCTTATAAAATATTTTATAAGATGTCAGTTGGTACCACCCGAAGCTAGCCAAGAAACATACGAGAGAATGAGTCCTCGATATGTTACGGTTTATAAAAAAAATAATGAACCTATTTATAAATTTAATCACGAGACGCTTAACGGCCTTGCGGTAGCGACGGAATATGTATTTGATGATCAGGAAGAGTTAAAGAGTCCAAGATATTTTTATACAGATTATGTCCAATTACTTAAAGATGCAGAGATAGATAAGAAAATAAAAGTAGGTACACCAATTGTATTTACTGGAAAAATAGGCAATGTGGAGTATCAATCAAAAGTTACTTCTTATGGACGTCTTAGGATTTCGAAAATTATTGATGCAGATATAGATAAAATTGGAATATTTTCTAATGAGTTTGAACGTATCGGAGCAAAGAGCGCAACAAAACTGAGCCTATACCTTAATCAATTCCCTGACGGAGTTGAAAAAAGAAAGGCTCTTACCAAATTTGCGCTTATGGTCGTTACGTTAGCTGGTGTCGTAACTTTTGATTTTAAAACTTTATATGCAGATTGCGATACTGAAACTTATAAGAGAATTTGTGATATTGCAGATTCAAAAGATCTTACTGACAAACAGAAGCTTCTTATTATGACTGAAGAATTCAAGAAATACGAAAAAGAAGTTTCTGAAAGTTTTAGTTCAGACTTAAAAAATGAACTGGCACGTGCAAATCGTGTGAAACTAGCCTCAATTGTAGCTATGAGTATGCCCCAATTTATTACGTCAGGGGTAGATGAGAGGCCTGTGATAACCCGTGGAACACTTCTTTCGGGATATACAGAAAAAGACTATCAGCTTCATGCGATCTTTTGACCTTAATCTTGGTCGCATTAAAACTCTAAAAAATGCTGGAATAGTGATAAAAAATTGAATCAGCATCTTTGGAATATATAATAAAGTTCAAAGTTCAACGACTGTGACTAGAGATAATATGATACAGTCTATTATTAAATTTACGGATTTAATTATAAAAACGAGAATAGGTCACTTCAAAGTATAAAAGTTAGTGGAGTTATATATTTTGGCTCGAGAAAGGTAGCCCACTATAAATAACAAAGAAATGCTGGAAAATAGAAGATATAGATCAGCAACTTATCGACGAGAAAAAGATGAATTATTAGTACTTTTTAGGATCAATGTGTAGAAGACTAGAAAAACTCTTAGAGGCTCTTAAGCTTATTGGAAGTATAGCAAAAACTATATTATCCGGAATTGAAGAATATAGAAAAATTCAAGAAGTGAGAGCTTATCAAGAGAACAAGAAAAACAAAGTAAAGTATCTACCAGGACCAAAAAAGAAAAAGTATTATAAAAGAAGAAAACAAAGATAAGATCAACGACTATGTATTGTTAGACTAGGGAAATAAACTTAGTCATGATATAGTCTAATCTTACGTGAGAATTAAAAACGTAAGCAGGATGGAGAGTTAGGAAGCGCTTTTAAAATTATATAAACCTGATTCCCCTGAATGACCTTCGAGCGGATATTTAACACGACAAATTTCATTCCTCCTAAATAGTTTTATATATCATGATGGAGAAGATCCAGAAAACACAGGATTACTCATACCAAGATATAAAGCGTTGGGAAGAACTTCGCCTTCTGGAAAGGTATACCCAGACAAACCAATAGTAAATGGTTCTGAGGATGATCTTGTTCCAGTACGTTCGATTGTTACAAAAAGAACTGGAGATTTAAGCACAATTACACCAGACCTGATTGGAAAGAAATTTAGTTTTACTGATGGAGCAGCAATAGGATAAGTTTAGAATTGTCCATAAAAGTTTGTTATAGACTTTTATTAAACTTCAAGAATTGCTGGGAGTATTATCGCTATTTATTCTTCGCCTTGTAAAATAAAAAACTTAAGGCGAAAATTATATAGCGAGAGATAATCAGCAAAAGATATAGAAAATATATCTTCTTAACGACTATGTGTGAAGGAGAGATTAAAACACTCTTAAGATATAGTCTAGTAATCTATATAAAGTTTGTATAGGTTTAATCGTATCATTTGCTACATCATTAACTGAAGGTACTACTCAATTAAAATTGGTTGCTATATAAAATAGTATTATATAGAAAATCTTTGTAAAATGCTGGAAATTAAAAAAAAATAATCAGCATCAAGGAATATATTAATAACTTGTTCAACGACTATAAAAAAAGATCTTATTAATTTAAGAATGGTATAGTCTAAATTCATTCTAAAAGGATGAATAATCTTGCAGCATTAGGTCTGAAACATGGTGGCCATAGATTATATTTGTGGCGTATAATTTCAATAATTGCTGGAAATATTTGTAATAAAATAAATCAGCAGGGGAAAATAAAATCCCTTCAACGACTATAAATGAAACTAGATGAATTTCTGGATGATATAGTCTAACTTATAAATTATATTATAAGAGTAATTGGAACGTGTGCTTAACTTAGAAGGCTTATTGAAAGCACCAAAACAATGTGAGTTTAGAGAAGAAGGTAGATGGATTTACCTAAAAGTTAGAGGAGGGGAATTAAAATATCCGAGACCTAATAATTGGGTAGGAGTAGGTAAGACAAAATTCGAGAAAGGTGACTTGATCGGAGGAGCTTATAATACTACCTCGCCCATTTACAAGTTGAACGCTCTCATTAAGCTTATGCGTTGAGATTGCAGCGCATTTCACAAGAATTGCTAGAACTATTTATTAATATAATAAATAGAATTAGCATGAAGTATATAAAAATACTTCTTCAACGACTATGTATGTGAACTCTAATTATACTATATTAGAGGTGATATAGTCTGTCTAGAATAAATTCTATTCTAGAAGAAGCGGCAAAAGGTTCCGACGGGACCCGATATTTTGAGAAGGATAATGTTATTGTAAGTGATTGTTATGCCTTGGATGGAGGGGTTATTCATTACAAGGAGACTAAGGAGGGTGATATAGAGGTTTGGATTGGAGATCGTCAATATGATTATAATCCAGATTGTATGTATTACTTTCCAGAGGGTACGGAGGTTAAGAAGTTTCAAAGAATTTCCAGCGGAGTTTGCAATATGAATCATGTTATTGCAGAGTTGGGTTCTAATCTTAATGATATTTACTTAATCTTCAGAAAGCAATTTTACACTTTAACAGATGGAGGTTTTGTATCTACGGGTTTAACAGATCTTCACGCTACACAGGAAGAACTTATTGAGCTTTTGTTTACTGGTTTGACTGATGTAACTGTAGATCCGGAGACTGAGAAGATAGAAGACATTCAGTATCTAGGAACTCAAAGTGGTGTTTTAAATAAGAAATCATTCTATACAGTACTGTCTTATGGTTATAGCTCTAGAGTCGTGTCTAAAGCTCTCAAGGGTGAATTAAATTTATCTGGAGACGTAATGACAGAAACTATATTAGGATTACTTCTGAATAATAAACTTGACGAAAAGAAATAATTATGGGAACTATTAAGTTTGAAATAGATCTTCCAGAATTTGAAAAAGAGTTAAGTATTAATGTAACTATTCATAGAGATGGTGAGGTGGTTTATACTACTACCTCATCTCCCTCTGTGGATAACACTACTAATCTTTTAAGTTCAGGAAGTCAGAGAAAAATTGAGCAAGAAAAAATAAATAGTACCTCTGTGGATAGAGAAAGTACTATTATTGAGAATGAAGCGGAAAAGCCTAAGAAATCAGTTACCCCTACTAGAAGAAAGGGAAACATGATGAACTTAGACTTGTAAAACATTAGAAGAGAATTTTTGTTATGAACGATAATTATTATAAAATTATACTATCATATGAAATTCCATACAATATTTTAGATAGTCAAGATCCGAACATAGTGCAAGCGAAGGATATCTTATATGAAAAACTTAAGGAGAATATATTTCCTAAGTATGAGAGATTTTCTGTTAAGCTTACACTACATCAATTACAAGATACATTTAACTATCTTGTAACTTATGAGGCTTTTTTTAGATCTCTTGACGGAAAACCTATGGAAGAATACGTAGAAGCGCGTGACTTAAAAGATGGTATTAAGACAGAGTTAGAAAACTTTTTTAATTCTGTAGATTGCGAATATAAGCAAAAAAATATTAAAACATTATTATAATGAGCAATTTTAATCAATATTTCAGAAATACTGGAGCAAAAATTATAGTAGATCGATTTTTTAATAATGTTGATGCATATAATCCGAATGTAAAGGTTAGCAGCATTGGTTTTTCATTTGTAGAAGAACCGCCTCAACCTGCATCTTATTATATTGAAAATGGATTAACTGCTACACACAAAGTAAGAATCGAATATACAGTTAATGAAGAGGATGAACTGAAATATGCAGAATTCGAAGTTCCTAAAGAAATTGATGGAGCATTTATTATAGAAGGTGCTTATCGTATTTCAACTAATCGAATGGGATCTGATTATGATTGTCGTATTAAAATGTCTGGAACAGGAGATTATAAAGTTAATTTCGACTATGATAGAGTTTACGATATTCAAAAACAGATTCTGAAGATAAAAAGAATTAATCCGGAACTTGGAATTGCAGATAAACCAATTGATATAAAGTTTGAAGACATTGATAAATACTTGGAAACTGATAAAAAGGAGATCTTGAAGTTAACTGAAAGACAAACCAAGAAATTAATGATCAAACTTGACTTGGATTATAAACCTGAATATATTACACAAAAACTAATACAGGAATGTTTGGCCTTTGGAGATGATAGACTAAAAGACTTAATCATTGATAAAACATTAGAATCAGTTCCTAACAGTTTTATGCAATATATCTTTAGGAATAATAATGGACGTAACTATTTTGCAGCTAGACGAAGAATTACATCATATTTTACAAAGTATGGTAAAATTCAAGATCAAGTTACTGCAATTAGTACTTTGTGTTTTAGATTTTTTAAAGGAAGTAGCGATAACAAAGGAGATTCAGGAGTACAGGTACAAAATATAAAGGTGCCGTTTTATGGAGAAATCTATAAAATTATTAGTAAGTAAATTCGGTGAAGGGAAAAACCTAATACCGAGTCAAGGATATTAGATAAATCTAAGTAATCTTTGATGTAACGAATAAAGACTTACTAACTTATAATGAAATATAAGTTAAATTTATATTCTGTTCTATATAAGTAGAATTTTATTTATATAGTTAACAATAAAGTCCCCCTGGAGTAAATTCTATTAACTTAGAGGCAATCTCCCAAAAAATTGTTATTCCTGCAAGTGTAGCTTTTAATTCGACTTTTACAGATTTAGATTAAGTCTGATTATAGAATATTTTCTATAATAAAAACTTTGAGAATTGCTAGAAAACTAGTGATAGTTAATTAGCAGTATAAAATATTAATTTATTTATAGTAATGGTTAGTTAGAATAAAAAATTAGCTATGAATATTGAAAATATAATACTAACCATTGAGTATCATAATAGAATTTGGTACTTAAAAACTTATGAAGCTTTAATTATTAAAGCTTCTTCTAGAAATTTAGATAAAACAAAATTAGATTATTATACAGAAAAACATCATATTCTTCCTAAATGTATAGGTGGAAAAGATGAAAATAGTAATTATGTTCTGTTAACAGCTAGAGAACATATTATAGCTCATATGTTATTATCTAAAATGTATCCGGAGAATCTTTCTTTATGTATGGCAGCTAATAAGATGTTGGTTTTAGGACCCACTACAAAAGAGAGATTTGAAGCAATTAATAAAACATCTACCAAATTAATTTCATATTTTAGAGAGCAATTAGGTTTATTACAAAAGGGGAAAGTAATTCCTAAAAGTACGAGAAATAAAATATCTGAAAGTAAATTATTAGGAAAAGGAATAAGTCCAGAAACAAAATCTGTAGTATGTTATGATATTGATTTCACTGTTATTAGAATATATAAATATCAGGAAGAAATGTTAGAAGATGGATTTAATTCATCAAGAATTAGACAGGCTTTAAATAAGAAACAATATTGTGCAAGTGGATATTTTTGGGAATACCTTATTGACTTTGAAAAGGAGCATTCAGATAAAATAGTAGAGTATTATAATAAATTATCTCAAAATGAACTTCCTAAGGTAGATAGAAGTAAGGAAAGAGAAAATTATATTAGACGAGAAAGTTTCTTAATTAATGATGTGAGTAGAAATTTTTCTAATGGACAAAGAAATAAAAAGAAATTAAAAACTAATATTTCAAAAAAGTCAATAAATAAGGGAAAAGATAACTTTCAAAGTAGAAGAATTCAAGGTCCTGATGGAACAATATATGATAGTATTTCTGAATGTGCTGAAAAGAATAATAAATCTAAAAATGGAATAAAATCATGGATTTATAATTATCCAGAAAAAGGATTTAAATTTTTAGATAATGTACATAAAAGTATAAGTGTTATTGATTCTAATGGAAAAATTTACTCTAGTATAAGTAAATGCGCAAAAGATTATGGTGTAAAACCAGATACCTTAAAAAACTGGATTGATAATTATCCAGAAAAGGGATTTAAATATAATGAATAATTTCATAGCTAACTATTATTTAATAATTAATATTTTATATTCAACGACTATGTACAAAGAGGGAATTTCCTTAAGATATAGTCTAGTGATAAAGTAAAAACTTTATCTATTCGTTAGTCGATATAGCTGATACACCTATTAATTTATTAGTAGCATTCTAAAATAATTTTAGAATGAAAACTCTAAAATTGCTGGAACTTTAAAAAGAATCAGCATCTCTATTTTAATTAAAATAGAGTTCAACGACTATAGAAAGAGCTTAGAGTTATATCTCTAAAGATAATATAGTCTATTACTTAATAAAATTTATTAAGTTAAAAAGTAATAATAATACTAACCTCCAGAACTCACTTACAGTTTCATGTCATATTACAGATGATGATGTATTATTTGATGTATATGATCCAAATTTTATTAAGGTCACTATACCTTATATAGACTATCTTAATAAAAAAGTAGCTGCCAGTGAGTATGTAGATTATGAAACTAATACCTTGAAACCTGATAAAGATGGCCAGGTAGAAGTTAAGTATAGGATGAAAAGAAAAATGGTTCCAGTCGAAGAAATAGAATTGATCGATTTGGCGCCTGATTATAGATTGTCTAGTACAACTCGAAGAATTCCATTTGTGAATTATACAGATAGTGTCAGAATAAGCATGGGTACTAATTTATGTGCCGCTTAAAGTAGTAATATTTTAAGTAACCAGTAAGTAAATTCGGTGAAAGAGTGACTGAGCTTTAATACCGAGCTAAAGATAATAGATTTCTTTAGTGTAACGAATAAAGACTTACTAACCAAAATAAAGGTTAAATTTATATTCTAAACTATAATTAAAAGTATATTATAGAAGATTTGACATCAATGCTTAAACAGAGTATACCTCTAATTAATGCGGAGCGTGCACTTGTTGACACTGGAAGGAATGAAGAGTTAAAAGACAATATATTAAATGAAAGATTCAGTTATCCAGAGGGTAAGGTAAAAGATATAACCGAAGATGAAGTTATAATTGAGTTGCCTGATGGATCTGAGACAAACATTTTACGAAGGACTGCGATTCAAAGTATCAATGACGTGGCGGTATTTACAGAGCCTAAAGTTAAAGTCGGCCAAGTAGTAAAACAGGGAGATATTATAACTGGAGCAGTTGGACATACTCCTGAAACATACAAGGCCGGTGTTAATGCTCTGGTACTTTTCCACGCCTATCATGGTTTAGTAAATGAGGATGCACTAGTAATATCAGAATCATTTGCGAATCGTATAGCATCTTATAGTATTATTGACCTTATGATAAATGTTAAGAGTACTAGTGCTATAAAATGGATTGCACCTATAGGAACGAAGGTAAAATCAAAAGATGCAGTTGTAACATTATATAAAGCTGTTCGCCTCGATGCAATAAACCAAGCCCTGCAGGAGAAACTTGGAGGTCTTTTCGGAGAAGGACATGACTTATCTGAATATACAATCGAGGATCATCTTAAGGTGCCTAATAATATAGACGAGGCGGTAGTATCTGATGTTATGATACAAGAGATAAAGAAACCTAAAATTCCTAAATCAGTAAAAACACCTGATTATTCATTTACGCATACTTCTCAAGATGTTATAGATGAATATGAAAAAACAAAATCTCGAAAAATTATCTACGAGAAATACCCAGAGTATATTGCAGCTGATACATTAGATCCTATTAATATGGATCCAGAAGCGTATAAGATTGTGTATACTGTTCGCGTGAGACTCATCAAAAGAACTGTGGGAATGATCGGAAGTAAAATTACCTCTAGATTTAATATAAGTCTAGTTAATTTTCAATAAAAGTTAACTAAATTTTGTGAATTGCTGGAAAAATCTAAATAAAATAGATGGATAGATAAATCAGCAGTATATTTATGTTTAATTATGAGTAAAATATGAGCGATATTAATTTTTAATAATAAATTGAACAATGAGCGAAGAAGAGATATTAATACATAATCAAAATTGGTATCGCAAAGTATATTTCCAAATAATTGATCGCGCTAGATTAAGAGGTTTGGATAAAAATAAAATTGATTTTTATGTAGAAATTCATCATATACTACCTAAATGCCTAGGAGGAACTGATGAAAATGATAACTTAGTTGCATTAACTTATAGAGAACATATAGTTTGTCATAAATTATTGTGTAAATTATACCCAGATAATTACTACTTACATTCTTCTATATATTTAATGCTACATATTAAAATAGAAAATGGGAAGAAGGTAAAAACATTTTCTAATTCTAAAGAGGCAGAAGAATATAAGCTTTTCTTGAAAACTCATAAAAAGCCTCTTTCTGAGGAATCTAGAAAAAAGATGTCAGAATCGCATAAAGGTTGGAGTCCATCTGAGGAACATAGAAGAAGAGCTTCAGAAGTACATACTGGAAAAATCGTTTCAAAAGAAACCAGAGAAAAATTAAGAAAGGTTAATCTGGGAAGACATCATACAGAAGAATCCAAAAGAAAGATATCAGAGTCACGTAGAGGAAAGAAATTATCTTCAGAACAAAAAGAAAAAATTTCAAAATCACTAAAAGGAAAAAGATTAGGAATCTCTCCAACTAAGGAACAAGTAGAAAAAGCAAAACAAACTCGGATACTCCATGGAGGGTGGGTACATACAGATGAAAGTAAAAGAAAAATTTCAGAATCTTTAAAGAAGACGAATTCTGTCTCTGAACATATATCAGAAGATATAAGAAATTCTTTAAGGAAAAAGTTTGGGTTCGCTGTAAGATATACTGATATTAATACTGGTGAAATTTACGAATTTGATTCAATTACAAAAGCTGTTAGTGAACTTAAAGAGTTAAGTATTATGAATAAAAGCTTTCATTTTATAAAGCGTTCTTGTACATTAAATATTAATGGATTTGAATTTATCAATGAAACAAATGAAATGATTCAAAAGAAAGTTCAGGGGCCTGATGGAATTATTTACAATAGTATATCTGAATGTGCTAGACAATTGAATACAGTTAGATCTGTAATTATTGATTGGATTACTAATCATCCAGAAAAAGGATTTAAATATATTTAAAAAATCAATCGCTCATTGATATAAAAATAATTAAATAAAATATATTCAACGACTATGTACAAAGAAGGAGTATTTCCTTAAGATATAGTCTAGACTTTACTTAATTAAGTAAAGTATTATCGATGGAGGCAAAGGTCAAATTACAAGGCCGTTTAAGGTAGTAATATCTTAAATAATCAGTAAGTAAATTTGGTGAAGGAAGTAAAATTCTAATACCAAGCTAATAAAATATAATAATTTATTAGTATAACGAATAAAGACTTACTAGGTTGAAATAATACCTAAATTTATATTCTAATTTACTAGGATAATCTAGTAATAGTAATGGTTGTAAGTGCTGTGAAACCCGACGATATGATGCCAATAATGGTAGATAAGGATGGGAAACAAAGACGTTGCGAAGTAGTGATGAATCCATACAGCACAATAAATCGTAAAATTCCGAGTGTCCTTATGGAATTACAACTCGGAAATATAGCACACAAACTGCACGATCTTGTAGATAATTATAAGAAAACAAAAACAGGGCAAAAGAAGATTAAGCCCCTTCTTGAAACATATTACCCCGGACGTTTTACTAGTTTAGACACTGAAGAAATTATTGAACGTCATAATACTAGTAAAATCGAGGATATGTATTACTTCAATGTTGGGTGTTTCTCTACTAAATTTACACCAGAGCTCGTAAATAAATGGGCGGAAGATCTAGGTGTAGAGAGTCAGAGTAAAATTCTTATGCCTGAGACTGAATTAACAGATCTCGATGAATTAAAAGAAAATCTAGAACCAGAAGAATATGATAAATTAGTCTCTGGAATGTCTGGTAAGTTTAGAGAAGTAGATAAACCTTTGCAAGCTGGGTTCATGACTTTAGAGGAGCTGTATCATATACCAAGCTACTCAAACAAAGTCACCTCAAGTTTGTATGGTGTGGATATTAATGCTAAAAGAGACCAACCAATACTCGGCAAGGGACGTTATAGACAAACTGGACAGAAGATTGGTGAGATGGAATTAGCTGTACTTCTATCTCGAAATGCAGACCAGTTTATCAGTGGAGCTAGAAAAGATACTGCGAAAGAAGATAATCAAATGTTCTTAAATAACTTATTAGGTTTGGGACTTACTGTGGTTGATGACAAAGGATTCAATCAAGGGGGTAGCTCACTTAAGAAAGAATTGAATGACTTAAAGATTAAATTCCGTCGTAAAAATAACCTATTAAATATGGGAGGTAATTGATATGGAAAATAATAGCTGTTTAATGCTAAATTGCTCGCTTTATCTTCCAGTATCCTTATCTGCTATATTTAGTAGAGAAGATCTTAAAGATGCTGGAATTGAGAATGAATCACACATAACATTATTGTATGCTCAGGGGAGAGAGATTCCGAGGATGAATATTCTTGGGGATATCGAAACTATCTTAGGGAGAGATGATTTTGATAGTTTTATTGAGTATATAAAGTCTGAGAACACTGAAAGAATCCTAGATAACTTTGAAATTGGATCCTTTGAGAATGATAGTGATTATATAGTGTTAAAAATGAAACAAACCAGTGAATTATATAAGACACTTGGATTGATCAATAAAGGATTAAGGATGAAGTATGAAGTTTCTTCTGAATATTCTTATACACCTCATATATCTCTCGCCGAACTTCAACCAGGAACGGCGAAGAAATACCTCGAGGATCCTAGAATTGAATTGATCTTGAAAGAGAGTTTTGTATCATTCGAAGATCTTGTTATTTCTTATGGACCTAGTAATACGCCTGTAGATAGATTGAGGTATAATCTAACTACATTTAATGCAATTGATTACTTCTTTCATACAGAAAATATGAGAAAAGAGAATTCAGAATTAGATTAAAAATATGAAGATATCCGTATATTAAGTTTCTTTTACCATAGAGAAATGAGATATACGGATATTTTTTGTTCAAACAGAAAAAACCTAAAAGAAATGAAGCTAAGATCCTTATAAGTGAGTTAAACAATAAACAATAAAACCATGAATTCTTTAAAATTTTACATCGACAGATTGAAAGATTGTACAGTACATGAAGCAGTAGGTCTTTTAAAAGTAGACCAAGAGTTAAGTATAGAAGAGAAGAATCTTATTTACTTATACTTATTCCCTAGACCTCTTCTTGATAGACAACTTCCTGAGAGAGTTCAATCTTATAGGGGTAAACAGTCTCAAGGATTTCTTCAGCCCAACCTAGGAGAAATTGGTTTACTTGTGGAAGCTTATCGTACAGAGCAGTATAAGAGATTTATGAAGCACTTATTTCACTCTTTCACCAACCCAGAACACTTATACCCTGTTGCTGGTAATGGTCAGTGTGAATGTGCTTTATGTGGAAAAAATCTCTACGAAGAAGATGTTTGGAATGATATGTGTACTAGATTTCCAGGCAGTGATGAGAAGAATAAAAAAGAATATCTTGCATATGGTAGCAAGAATTCGAGTATAAATTTATGTTTAGATTGTATTATTCAACTAAAAGAGACTTCTATCCTTCTAGAGGAATTAGAACCAGGATATCTTTTAGACTGGAGAATTAAATATAAATCGCCTTTCTTATAATAAAAGAAGAATAAAAATCCCAGGCCCTATAGGTTTAATATAGGACTTGGGTTTTATTTTTTTTTATAATTTCTGGAGATCTATAATTTTAAGGTCTCCAATTTTTTCTTTTCCATAAGAGAATTCATAAGAGCTATCTTTTCCATTAATCAAGAAAGTATAAGTCTTTTCCTTCTCAAAATTTACTAATGTGATAGCATAATTATCTTGTTTATTATGCTTGATCTTTAACTTATCAATTCTGAAGTATAATATTTCAGGTTTTTCTTCGGCTGTCTTAATTACAGCTGCTATAGTGTAATTACGCCCAAGAAGATCTGCCTGTTCTTTTGATTCTGATATGTTCTCTAGTGCTTCGATAGATAACGTTTCTGCATTATCAAATCTAGAAGACAGCATATCATAAAATCCTTTCTCCTCTTGTACTTTAAAGTGCATAGATAACGGAAGGAATCTCAAAGACTTACCTGTTTCCTCTGGGTTTTCAAAACTAAACCCTTCCGGAATAATTTTAACTTCTTTTGTCACTTCTTCTCCGATTACCTTGTACTTTAGGTCATAGGTAACAGTCATAGGATCATAGTTGGTAATACTTTCTATGGTTACTTCTTTAAGAGAATAATCCCATCTACCAAGACTATCTCTAGAGTAATCAATCATAGCTACACTTGATCCTACATGTTTTAATAGGTCTCCACCTCTAGGAACATAATTTAGATTTCCTTCATAAAAACCATATAGTTTTTTGTACTTGTCTAATGTCGTAAGTTCTTTCTCTGCTTTAAATTCTAACATAATTTTTATTTATTTTTGATTTAACATTATTTTTCTACATATATAAGATTTTTCCCTTAGTAAAAGAGCAAAATTTAATCAAAAAATGGCTCTTTCACGAAAATATAGTCGTCGTCCTTTCCAATTTTCCAATCAGTCATTAAAGTATGGATCCCATATTGAATAGTATTATACCAATCTTTTGAATTGAACCACACCGAAGTATTCCTCTTTAAGTCTTCTATGTTTTTAGGATTTGTTCTAAAAGCATGTCTATAAGCATCATGTTCAACTAGGTGTCTGATTACTTTTTCAACATCATCCTCACTAAAGAATTTCATATCACGGTTGGTAATCTCTGCCTTAATGTATCCTAGGTTATTTTCCCCATTCATTACTTTTATCTTATAGTACCTGGGAAGGATAGCATGAACAGGTTCACTATTTTTTTTTCTAAGATGATTTTTGTTAATCCATCTATAAATATTTCAGCATCATTTCGGCACATTCCTAAGCTAATTAGTTTTCCGATATATTTTTCCATAAATTCTTTTTATTAAATCTTTCAAATATTTCTTGAGAATTTTCCAATATAGCTTCTTCTGGGGTAAGATAGAATTTTGACATCTTATCATCAGACGCTTCTACTGTAGTAGAAGATTCATTTATCCTAAGAGTATATTCTATATAACCTAGTCCTAACCTATTGAATCCGATTTTTATTTCCTCTACGTCATAAGCATTAAGTTCTCCATTAACAACTTTATATAGTCTAGTTCCAGGTTTATAATGGACTTCTACTGTTAATTTTTCCATTGGCATTTTAATCTTCTGTCATAAAAAGGTCCCAGAATAATTTACACACTCCTCCGAAGATAAAGGTATATCCTACACTCTCACACATTTCATTATCTTCCTTCCCTAGAATAACTAATATTACTACTCCGAGTATTACGATAATTAAGTCTTGTATAAAATTTCTCCAGTTCATGAAAATATAAATTTTAGAAGTTTATAAACAATTAATGCCGCAAATGCCACTCCAAGTACATATCCCCCTATGATAAATGCACTTAAGGCTGTAAAGAAAAATATCTTAATAAAAAATCCCAGTAACATACAAACTAAGACTATTATAATCACTGAAACTAGGCATCCTAAACAAGTTTCTCCAAGCATTTTAATATCCTTTCTTTTATATAGTTAATAAATTCTTTCGCTGTTCTTCTCTTAAGTAAATCCCACTCTTCATCGACTCTAACGTTATATGTATTCTCTTCAATATATCTTTGTATGTCGAAAAGTGAAATCTCTGGATCAATATCATTTATAAATAGTTCATCCTCACTAAAGACTTTACCACACTTAATAGACCCAAGGAGATATAGTTCTAGGGCTCTAATAATACTAATACATAAAGCCTCAGATCTTGTTTTGTATTCTCCATTATCTCCGAATACTGCAGTTCCGTAGTCTATACAATCATCTTCTTCATTTTCCGGATTATAAAAATCTATTGACCATAACCAATTAATCCCTTCTTTATAGAATTCATAGTCAATATCTATTATTACATTATGACTATCTAACCATAATAGTAATGTCGTAAAGTCTCCAGGGTTATAATCTTCTATCGTATTTCTTATGATTTCCTGGTATAAGTTATTCGCATAAACCAGCTTCAAAGATAAATCTACTTTAGCCATTTCGTTCTAGTTCTAAAAAGTAAGTATGGAATTAAGATAAATATTATAAAAGGTAATTGACTAGCTACGACATAATCAATATCTCTTGTGATCATATATACAATAGGATCAAACACAAATATCCAGAAGAGAAATATACATAAGACCTCAAAATTATCTTCCCTCTTATCTAACCATTCCTCAAACTTAAATTTCTTCATAACCTATAACCTCTAATTCGCGTATATTAACAAATAATAATTCAGATAGTTCTGGAAAGTATACAAGAACCTTCGGAACATACTCATGATTATAATTATAATCCGCAGTCCCTCCCTCAACGTAACCATACTCCTCGAGCATTTTACTCCTTACTTTTAATTTTTTCATAATACTACTCCTTTCCACATTCTTTTTTCTAGGGTATTTGTTATTTCGCCTGGAAAATCTGCAACATTCCATTCAGCATCAAATAACCTATGACCACATATTCTACATAGTTTTCTGGGTAATTTTGCATATAACCAAGCAAAACTATCAAAAGCCCATTTACAATCAGATGCCCATTCGGTAGCTAAGAATCCAGAAGTATACCAAGGAGCAAAACAATCCTCATCATAGAATAATTTCCCACGATTTACCCTAGGATCTATAATTGAAATTGCCCTTAGAATTCCATACAAGAATTTAACACTCCATTTAAATTTTAGGTTTTTTGTAAATGGAAATTCTACTTCATAAAACCACCAATCTCTAAAATATTCAATACAAGGTAAATCATGATCTTCGTCTTCTTCTGAAAATATCCTATAATACTCTTCTACAGGATTCTCTTCTAATTTTATAATATCATGAACTACTTGACGTATCTCTTCATCAATATCAGAAGAGTTTAAGTCTATTCTGAATTCTAAGTCAGCAGAACTTGGTCTAAATCTATCATAATGCCATTTATGAATTAGAAATACTGAAATGTAATCTTCAGACTTAGAATCATAAGTATTAGACCATCCTCCACATCCCCAGACACCTAGATACCAATACTTAAGTCCTCCCTTCTTGAAACTATAAGAGAGACTCATGCTATTTCCATATTCATCATTCGGAATAGTACCGTCATGTCTGAGAATAGGATTAATTTCAAGTATCTTAAGTTTTTCTAGGAATAAATTCGTTATCCATAAAAACCTATCCATCTTCTCTTTTTCAATATTTTCCATCTTGTTTATTTTTAATTACATTCTTAAGGCTTTAAACTCTTAATAATGTGATAATAAATATTTTTTGTTTTGCATATGTTACTAAACCCTTTGGTCTGTGAAGATCGAGGGGTTTTATTTTCCTTATATATGTTATGAAGATAAAACGATTACAATTTTATAGATTAATGTATACTCAAGATGGAATACTTGGGAACATGGTTATAGAGGTTCCGATAACTAGAGAAAAATTTTTGAAGTTTATATATGATGCAGAGTTCAGTGAAGCAGTAGAGTTTGGCAGATTGGTAATAGAGAATTATGACTTATTAAATCTTTCTAGAGCACAGGACTGGATGGATAACGAAGAAATAAGAAACTTAGAGATTGTTATTTATTTCAACTTAGGAACAGGTAACTATAAAAAAGTAACAGAAAATGTCCTAATAAAGAAATTGTTTCATGGAAGAAAAACTATCTTATCCACCGTAAATCACTTTAATTATCATAAAGTGATTATATACGAAAAGGAATCAGATATAGATTTTTCGAAAGAATTTTTTATTCAGTGCATACGAAAGAAGAACTTCACATGTAACTTATAGAAATTTTATCTGGGATTATATAAAATTATTTAATGTTCTTGAAACCCTTACTAATGATAATGTATAAAATAAAGAATTATGAAAAAAGAAATTAAGATTAACAATTCGAGATTAAAATTAGTACAGTATGAGGATTATGAATATGGTAAAACTGAAATTATCTTAAGAAATAAAAAATCTCTGAGATATCAGTTTATCTTACTTACTGAAAGACTTGGAGATACTGGAAATCCTTGGTTGATAATGAGTACTCCAGGATTAAATAAGGTAAAATTACATCCACCAGTTCATACATACTCATCTGCATGGGGAATTGAGAAGAGTAAAGAATTATATACTGATGAAGAATATACTACCGACGAACTTATGATAATTCTTTCTTTTGTGACTAGTACTGTATATCTAGAGTACTTAGAGACCACAGAGATTTTGGTTCAAGCTACAAAGGATAAGAATATTATTAGTAAATTTTATGGGATGTATGGAAAAGAAGGAATTAGACTTTACACGGGTTTTATAAATAACATCATCTGTTCTAAGAAATATGATGTAGTAGAGTCTAGTGATAAGTTTCCAAAGATCTATTCAAACTACAATAGATACTCAATTAGTAAGTTAATGTCAGAACTTATAGAAGATAAAGCAGATATTCTTGTAAATCCAGAGTTGATAGGTGAATATAAAAGAATATCAGCTAAAACAATCGATAAGAACTCTGCATTCTTGAGATATAAAGCAGAAGATTGGGCAAAAATTACGGGGATAAAAGGAAACAAGAGTAGAGCTAACTTAAGTCTTTGCTATGATATTAATGTTTTGGTAAATATTCCAGAAAATACCGTAGGAATTACACCAGGAGAGAAAGTATATAAATCTCGGCAATCAATCTGTTTAGTTAAAGATGGACTGCTGAATCAATCTTTAGTAGGAGTTAGGATTTCTTCGAAGTTAGCAGGAAAATTGAAGAGACTTGGAGTAGTAAGGTCTGAATTGGTTTATCCAGGAGAGTACTTAATAGATATATCTCCTCTTCCTGTAGTAACTAGATGTAATATAAGAGATATTAGTAGTTATTACTTAAGTCGTCTTGAAGTTAAATATAAGTTAGCAGTTATAGCTAATGAGTATCTTCAAATATACTACCCAGAAGAAAAGAAAGATATAAGTCCGAAAGATAATTTTCTTAAGGAACTTGGAATATTCGGGGAATACTATATTCCTATAAGAGAAAGAACTGGAGAAAAGAGTTATTATAATGTGACAGAATTAACAAGTACTGTATCAGGTCTTCCGGTAAATAAAGAATCTAGATTATCTAAGTACAGGTCTTATAATTCTAAGACAAGTTACCATAAGGATCCAATAAAAGTCTTTCTCGATTCTCTAGGACTTGATAAAAGACCTATAGAAGAAATAAGAAATGAGTGGAAAGATAAGTTGGTGAGATATAATAACGAACTTAGAGAAAGAAAATTCCAGATAATCATGTCAAAAACTTCTAGATTTAATGATAAAGGACTTCCATTGATCGAGAAAACAGAAAAAGTCGTAGAAATTACACCAGAAATAAAGGCAACAGTTAAGTGGAAATTTAATCAAGTAACAAAAGAAAATTAAAGAGTCATGACTGTAGATAATTCAAAAGATATAGTAAACTTGTTGAATTTTAAGGTATCTCCAAAAGGTAAACCAGAGATATATTACTTCGTGCAGGTTATACAGAGAAGAAAAGAAAATCCTGATCTACCTCTCCAAGAAATACAGAGATATGCTTGGTGGGTAACAGATCTTGAAGTGCTTAAAAAATCTTGGGATAGATTGAAACATATGTGTGAATACTATAAAGCAAGAGCATATATCAGTATCACTCCAAGATCACTAGAAAAATTTGGAAAGCAGTGTATGTTCGAATATTCAAAAAGGGTAGCTAATAATGACTACACTAACATACACAATATCCCAAAGAAAGTTGCCCTAAGTAATGAAACAATTCAATCTAAGGGAATAGTAGATAAACCTAGATGGATTATAGATGTAGACACTAAAGATATACATAGCTTAGTGGATATTAAAGATTTCATATCTAACTATACAAAAGTTTTATGTATACTAGATACTCCGAATGGTTATCACATAGTTATAGAATCATTCAACTTTGGATTATTAAAGGAATTCTTGGTATCCAAAAAACGAGAAGACTATAAATTTACTGATGATCTAGGAGAGGAACGTTTATTTACACTGAGAAGAGAAGGAAATACTATTCTCTATGCAGTAACTAATTAAAAATAATGAAGAAGGAAAAATAAAATTCCTTCTTCTTTTTTCATCCCTTAAAATTCTTATACATGAGGGTGAGTAGTAAGTATAAAATCTCACCCGACGAAAATGCATAGAAAAATTAGTAATAACATTAATGAATTTAGAATTATGAAAAAGTTAAAAACAGTAAAAATCCCAATGTCTGATGGAAGTGAAAAGGTAGTTGTTTACAGACCTATCGAGGAAATTCCAACATCACATTTAATTTGTGATAAAGAATGTCCATACGGTAAGTGTTGTAGTTTTATGCCAGATCCTAGAGATCCTGGAAATCAAGAACTATCTTTCACAGATTTTTGTAATGACTTAGGAGGTAGTGGTGAGGAAGATGATGCTTTATCTTCTATGGTTCCGAAAGAAGGAACACTTGAAGAGGTTTTCAAAGATCAACCTGACGTCTTACAAAAAATAATCGCTAGCAGAAAACTTGTCTACTTAGATGAAGTTATAGATAAGTGCTGCCCAGACATCTGTGAATATTATAACAAAGAACATTCTGAATGTACTTTGGAAAATAAAATGTGTTTCCTTCGTGGACTTTTTGTAGGTCCTGTAAAAGAGAATAAACCCCTCGAAGAAGAAACACAAGGGGAGAAAGCTGTTGATGAAAAGAAATAAACTATTTAGGGGAGTATGGAATAATACTCCCTTTATTTTATAAGATTATAGTATGGAAATAACAGGAAAATACAGTAAAGCAATAGTTTTTACAGAGAACATAGAAGAAGCTGCAATTTCTCAGGTATATGATCTTTTGAATACTAAGATGACTGAGAATGAGACAGTTAGGATCATGGAGGATTGTCATGCAGGAAAGGGTTGTGTAGTAGGATATACTCAAACTTACTCTGGCGGTCCACTTGATCCTGATGTTGTCGGTTGTGATATTGGATGTGGTTTGCTAAGTGTGAATTATAAGATGCCCTCCGAAAATCCTGATCTAGTTCTTTGGGATACTAGAATACGTAGAGATATTCCGATGGGTATGGAAGTAAATGAGAAACCAGTTATCCAAGAAAAAGAATTCAAGAAATTTTTCAAAACAAAATTAGAAAGAGCAAGAAGTTTATGGCCTGAGTTTGTATGTTATGAAGGGCTTGGAGAAACAGAAAAATTCATATCAAAAACTCTAAAAAGAATTGGTATGGATGAAGGAATTTTCTATAAATCTCTTGGTACTCTCGGCGGCGGGAATCACTTCTTAGAGCTGGGACAAACAGAAGGAGATAAAGATTCGGTGTGGGTAACAATTCATACTGGTTCTAGAAATCTTGGAATAAAAATCTTAGCTTACTGGAAGAAACAAATTGGAAAAACTAGAATTCTTAAGGCGGATATGAAAGCGGCCGAGAAGGGAATTAAAGAAAAATATAAGGGTCAAGGAAGAAAAATTAAAGAAGAGATAGAAAAACTTCATACTTCCGGCCGTCATACTATACCGCCTAGTAGATTCTTAGTAACACATGAAGATATATCTGGTTACCTTGGAGATATGTTTTTTGCTCAAGCCTATGTAGAATATAATCGTTTCACTATATCAGAACGAGTGAGAAAAGCATTAGGATTCGGAAAAGAACTTGAAAGAATAGAGTCGGTTCATAATTATATAGATCCAAGAGATAAGATTATTAGAAAGGGATCTATTCAGGCTTACTCAGGACAGAAAGTTATTATACCGATGAATATGGCTTTTGGAACTCTGATATGTGAAGGTCTTGGTAATCCTGAGAGAAATTATAGTGCTCCTCATGGTGCTGGGCGCTTAATGTCCAGGCGAGAAGCTAGAGAAAAAATTGATCTCTCTGAATTTAAAGAAAGCATGACTGGAGTTTATTCTAGTTCTATATGTAATGCTTGTATTGATGAAGCGCCTGGAGTATATAAGCGCCCTGAAGAGATAATTACTGGAATTCAAGATACTGTTAAGATTCTTGAGATTATAAAACCAATACTATCTATTAAATCAGGAGTAGAGGAGGATGATTAAATGGAAGCTAGATTATTTATAGGTGGTAATTATGTATTATACTGGATTATTTTATTTTATGGAGGTAGTGGTAAGGGATCAATTCTCGTTCAAAGCATGAATAGGATAGCGAAGAAGAGAATAACACCTACAATCGTTTATAAAGACCTACAAGACATGAGATTTGCGACTTATACTAGAACTTATTATTCTGAACACTATTACGGTAATAATCTTGTTCAGACAGTGACTTTAGATGATCCTAAAGTACTAAGTATTCTAAGATCTCTCAGTCCTATAAATAATCTTCTATGAAAGTAAGAATCCTATTTCATTTTGGAGGATATTTTATTGATCAACTAAAGTATCAAGGGGTTGTTCTGTATAGGACTCCTGAAAAAGTATTACTACAGGCAATTGTTATTAAGATAGCGAAGTTCAATAGAAAAAGAATAACTCCAGGGATAATACTGTATAATATTAAGCAGGGAAATTTTACCATATACCCTGTAGAAAATATGGATAATTATTTTAATGATTACTCTCTTCAACAAATAGTAGAGGTAGATAGTCTTAGTTTCCAAAAAAGTCTCATCGAACTTTTTAATAGAGTCGAAAATAGAAAGTTAGTAGAGGATTTAAGTAAAGCACAATTTTTAGAATATAGACCATGAAAGGATATATCGTTTGTCCATGCCTACCTGAGAGATATATATTTATACCTCTTAAGGAAAAGTTTATGTTGGATGTAGGCTGTGTATTGGGATATAAAAGACCTTCAGTAAATGAAGTGTATAGTTTTATAAGAGAGGGTTGTTTTGGAATTCAGTACAGAAATATAAATCTATACGGTGTCAATAGTTTATTTTCATTTGAGATAGACACTGAGAGGTTAATAAATTCTCTAAAATTTGCAAGTACATTGGATCTTTGGAAAGAATATATGGAAGCTGATTCTAAAGCTAATCTTTCAGAAATCTTATCTAACACAGAAAAGTACTTTTAATAATGATTGAAGGAAACATTTTTGTATTTAAAGATGATGATTTTTCAGAAAAGTATATTAGGTTCGACTTTAAAAAAGACTACACAATGGTAATATTTTTCAAAGCTCTTTTCAAAAACCCAGTAAAAGAGTAATTTTGAAAAATATAGAGGATTGTAATTTTGGGCTTAGATTGACGAAATGTTTTAATCCTGATACTATAAGTCTAGGAAATAAAACAATCCCAAGAGAAGATTTTATAGAAAGTCTTGTAGTCGGATATAATCTAGGCTACTATAAATTTTCTAAGTCTAATAGTGTCTTAGAATCTATTGTTCTAGGCATTAATGACTATATCTGATTTCCTTATAATTGAAAACAAAAACCATAATAGTTATGGAAGAAGATAATAAATTTAAAGAATATTTGAAACCGGATTACTCAGAAGAACCTCCTTATGATTCTTCTCCAGATGACGATGATGATGAAATTAATGACATCGATGAGGGAGAAGAAGATGAGAAGGTAGAAAAAGTAATGGAAGGTCAAAAAAAATTAAGTGAGAAAATTATGCAACAGACACCATTTGGTCAAAGTGTAGGAGCTGGAGGAGGTTCATCTTGGGGACAGCCAGCCTCATCCCCATGGAATAATAACGGAGGCGGAAGTACTTGGGGTGGAACAACAAACAATCAACAGTCTCCTTGGTCTCGTCCTGGAGGTTCTTCATGGGGTTCCTCAGGTTCATCTTGGGGAAATAATAATGGAACTTCTTCAGGATGGGGAAGCTCTGGAAGTACTTGGGGTAATAATAACTCTGGGAAAAAAGAAATAGATAGACAAAAACAGATAATATTTTGTGATGTCTTGGATTGTCTTGTAGAAACCTTTCAGAGTAATGGAAAACCAGGATTACTTCCACGAGGCATTTATGATATTAGATTGAGATTTGAAGTATGGGATAAGATTCTATGTTTTAATCCATCTAAGGTATATGCAATGGTTCCACGAAATCTAATCTTAAGTAGTAATGGATCAGATTCTTGGAAAATAATGTTGGAGTATATAGTATGTGCGTTATCAGAGTATCTTCGAGTTCCTTATAATCATTGTCAAATATTAGTTCAGAGTGATTTTGGGCAAACTAAAGATAGAATGATGAATGCTGTAATCCTTAAAACTCCAGGATTTAGAAAAGAACAAGCTATACAAATAGGTCTTGAATCTGGTTTATACGGACAGAGTAATAGAGATATTCTTGCAGCTGAAAAAGTAGGAATAGATTATGTAGATCTTGGTCAACTTCTTAGTATCTACCTATGACAGTAAATGTTTATCGTACCGGCCAACACTATTTACTCTACGAACTATATGTAAAAGCGTCTTCTATCAATATCAATAATCTCAATTATAATATAGGGATCCCAATAAAGAATAACATGGTGATCTCTATAATAATTGGTTATAACCTAGAGAATTACCTATATAAGAGACCAAAACTTATTAACCAGCTTATGAGATATTATTGGAACATAGGAACACTTTCAGTAAACATATTGAATGAAGAGTTAATTGAGCCGATCACAGGTTTATTAGTTTCTGATAAAAATTTAGTAAATAGTTTTAATATCTCCGAAGAAACTTTCTCAAAGATCATGAAAGCTGTTGAATTTTCTTCAGAAGCTGATTGTCTATGTACTAGCTACCCTGATAATATTAGATTTATAAAAGACCTACCTATAATATACAAAGACGTGAAATTCTTATAATTGATAATAAAGTAAAATAAATACAAGAGAAAAAATGAAAAATTTAGTAGCACAAAAATGGATTAACGAATGTGGAATTATGTTTCCGATTGATGGAAATACAGTTCTTTCTCAAACCCCTGGACCTGGAGTATTTGAACTATATCAGGGACCTGGGCAAAATAAAAGAATAGGACTTAAAAAACTTTGTGAAAAATTTGAGTTTAATTATAAGATATATGATGTAGGTTGTGATAATTTATTTGATACTATCCAAAAAACATGGGAGTCAGATGAATTTACAGAAAGAAATAAGAACTTAGGAATTATCTTTACAGGAATTCGTGGGACAGGAAAAACGGTGGCCGCAAAGATCCTCTGTAATAAACTTGATATCCCTGTAATCATCATTCCCGACAATTCTATAGAAGGAATGATAGGTTTTGTTCAGGGACTTAGTTTTGAATGTGTTATCTTAATTGATGAAGCAGAGAAAACATTCAAGAGAGGACAAGATGACGAAGTTCTTTTAAAACTAGTAGATGGTGTTTATAATAATGCTAGAAAATTATATATCTTGACAACAAACTCTTTAAATGTCAATGAAAATTTACTTGGTCGGCCGGGAAGAATTAGATATATTAAGACATTTGGTAACTTATCTGAAAAGGCTGTAAGTGAATACCTTGATGATAATCTTAAATATCCGGCCGAAAGAGAAAGTATACTTCAAAAGGTAGATCTCTTGGAAATATCTACAATCGATATCTTGAGATCTATTGTGGAGGAAGTAAATATTCATGGGAAGATTGATGAAAATAGTTGTCTCAATTTACCTTTGGCTAGATATATTTTTGATGCTTTCCTCTTCCAAGTTGATACAGAAGAAGATGTAGAGAAAATCAAAAGTATACTAAAACAAGCAGGTGCAGATTTCTCTAAGTGGTTATCTGAAGATTGTACATTCGAAGATAAAGGTGATTCCAAGACAAATGAAGATTATTGTTCGAATATTCTTGATGGATGGAAAAACAAAATCACATCACAATTCTCTAATCTTTGGAAGAATCAGGAAATTAGTTTAGGAGTTATTCTTGAAGATCCTGATGAAAACGGACTTCTTAAGGTTAAGGGAACTTATGGAGAAACTGAATACCTAGTTAAGATAATTAGACAGAGAGGTAATCCAAGTTTATATAGAGGTGGATTATTTTTTTAAGAAGATATAGTATTTGAAGACAGAGAGCGGGCAAGTCGTGAGATTATGGTTCGCTCTCAATTTTCCTTGTTACTCTTATCTATGTAAAAGAAAAGAATTATGGGAAGAAAAATAAGATTTATAACTAGTTATTCAGATGTAATAACTAATTCAAGTACAGAGATATTCTTAATACAAGGACCTGATGCACTGAGACAGATGATAGGTACAGGAGTATATAAGAAATATCAAAAAGATTTCCTTGTCTTAAGAACTGAAGAGGAGGTTGAATACTTCTTTAGGTATCAAGGAAAGAAAGGATTTAATCATAACTATTCGATCTATGACTTACAACCCCTCTTAGGAAATTTATTAAGACTATACCGCGAAATGACTAATGAATTCCCTGAGAAAGAAGAAGATATCTGGGAAATGTTCAAGCCAAAGATTATGGAAAGATTAAAAGGAACAATTGCATACTTAGATATTAAGAATAATCAGAGGATCATGAATAGACTTCGTGAACTATATCCAGAAGATACTGATTATACTTCCTATGAACGATTAGATGAACTTAAAACAAAAGGATTTAGATATGAATGGAGTCTTGACTGATACTTCGGGAATAACAACAAATAAATTCTATGTATATACAGATGAAAGAAACCCTCGATATTCTATTTGTTGTTTTAGACTTGGGAGTCAGGTAAAACTATCTCTCCCTAATGAACTTTTGAACCTATTTGGAGGTAACCCTGAAGAAAATATTTATGCTGTAGATCATATTATTTGTTTAAGATTCGAAATAAAACAACCTATCCTAAAACAACTAACATTATCTAAGGTATGCAAAAGTATAATTGATATAGTTGCACTTACTCCAGAAGAATTTAAGAGTAATGCTGGAACTATATCACGGCGCCTGAGATTACTAACGTTCAATCAGATAATTACAACGAAGGAATATATTAATAAAGCAACTTTCATTCGTAACTTAGGGACAAAAGTAACATTATCAGAAGAATTACTATATATTATAAAAATTATGAGCAAAAGACGTTTAATCACTAGTTATTCAGATGTAATAACTAATTCAAGTACTCAAGTTTTCTTCTTAGATATTGAAGAGAAATTAATAAAACTCCTCAATGATAAAGGAAGAACAGGAGAAGTAGTAATCATAAATAATAAAGAAGATGTAATTCGAGCCATAGAGTTATATCAGAGGGAGATAGATAATGGAGAATTTGGTAATAATGATATATTCAGTCTTCTTAACTATTCTCTAGAATGGTATGATATGTACACAGAGTATGGAAAAGGAGATTACTGGTTAAAGTTAAACGAAAATGGCAGAACTGATAGAGAAATAGTAGAGTTTATCTGGCCTCTTGTGTCGGATATTGCTGGAAAATTATACTACTCTTTTCAGGACGATTGTGGTACGTCTGAAATTGCTGAGATTCTTTGGGAAAATGGATACTATAGTGAAAGAGAATGATGAAATTTATACTACAAGATTATGAGATTCGTCCTGACTTTCAAATGGAACTTCTCAGGGCTAAAGAATATTGGGATTGGAGAAATACAGGAAAATCAGAAGAACAGAAAACTACTATAGAAATCCTGAGTGAAGGTGATCATGACATAGAAGATGGATGTCCGGTGGGGTCTGTTGAATTCTGCTTAGGATGGTTTAAGAAGTATTACCAGAAAACACCTCGGCCGATTAATGTTCCGGGGTCACTCTCTCAAGTTAGTATCACTGGAAGATTAATTATAGACTACACTCTTCCAGCAGACCTAGGATTATTTTTACAAGCAGATTTCAAAAAGCATCGTGAAGTATATCTAAAGTCGGCCGATCTAATAAAATCTGGTATTAATGGAAAATACTCTCTGGATGATAGTATTTTTGAATTGATAGATGGGAAAGTACAAATCTCCTCTATTCTCGAAGATATTCATTCTGAGTGGAGAGTGTTTGTATATCAGGGAAAAATACTAGATATTAGATGTTACTCTGGAGATCCTTTTGATATTCCTGGGAGAAGTAGAGTAGAAGAAATAATAAAAACATACAAAAATCCCCCAATAGCATATACACTGGACCTCTATACGTCTGAGAAATTTACAACATCCTACTTAATGGAAGTTCATGATTTCTTTAGTTGCGGTTTATATGGATTTTCGTGTTATGAGAAATATCCTTTTATGCTATGGAGATGGTTCAAAAATTTTATAGGAGATGAATAAATTTGTTTTGAATACCTTGGTTTTAGGTGATGATGACTTGCACTGTAAAACCGGAGAGGTAAATCTATCAATGTTAAACTTAAGTCATACGAATTTTACAGGAGCTGACTTAGATAAATATGACCTAATCGTTTACCAAGGTTCGAAAGGTTGTAAAATTCTAAAGTCAAGGGCATTTAGAATAGGAAAAGTAAACTGAGGATGCCCAAAATCCTTATATATGTTATTATACGTTTTAGCGTTATGTATTTAACTTACGCCAACTATGCTCGTCTGTGAAGATAGGCATAGTTTTTATTTCTGTCCTCCAAACTCTTATAATTGTAAATAAAAATAAACTGATATATTTAAGTTATTTTATGAATAAAAAAAAGAGGAGGAGTACTCCTCTTTTCATTTTTCTATTTTATGTAAGTTGTAGGTTTCCATTTTAACTCCTCACGCTTCTTTACATAAGAAGTATTATCAGGATCGTATAACATATTCTTCGGATCTCCCTGTTGATAATAAAATCCATCAGGGGCTGGCATTCCTGTATTAAGATATTTCTTATATTTATTTACATCATTAGTATTTTTTTGAATTTGTTAAATTTCTTAAACTAATACTAGACTTTATTAATTCTCCATTATTAAATTTATAGTAATTATAGCTTATATCTTCTATTATTTTCTCCTCTTCTCCTAAAAAACACCATAATAGTTCATTAGATATTCGAGAAATATTTCTACAACATTTATTAATTAACGAACTTGAACTTGAGAAAAATTCTGCAGCCAACGTGGAAGCAGGGAATGTTTTTATTAATTTTCCAGTTAAATCAAAACAACTACAAGGATTCCCTCTAAATTTTCTAGTCTCTGGATTATTCATATTTTCTTTCTGTGTTACTTCTCTAAGATTAGAATATTCATTGTTTATTGTTTCAATCGACCTAACAGGCTGAATATGATCTATTACATTTTCAGAATCTATTTTCTTACCAGATATAGTTTCATATACTAAACGATGAGTGAAAAATTCTTTTTGCTTTCCATTTACTCTAAACTGTACTTTATAATAAAAAGAGTATTTAAAAAGTTGGCCTACAGTCTCTTTTCCGTCTATTCTTAAGATACCACAAAGATTGGCTTCTACTTTTCTTTCTGTAATAAATGGATTAACGTACCAACCATCTTCTACTACAGGATGTCTAGATTTATAGTCTTCAAGAATTAAATTCTTACTAACCCAATAACATCCCTTATATAATTTATCTTTATTTAAAGCTCTTCTATATTCTGGGTATTCTTTTTTAAATTCAGATACATTTGACCATTCATTTAATATTTCCCCATCTTTAGATATTCTTAAATATTTTATATTTATAAAATGAGATTGTCTATTTTGATTTTTATGTTTAGAATTATAACTTAAATTACACCATTCAAGATTTTTAAGAGAAAAGTCTTTTATATCATGATTAATATGATTGACAATATTATTAACTTTTGGAAATAAATTTGGGATAAATACTAATGCAATTATTCTGTGATTATATATACTTACTTTCATATTATCATTGTTGAAATATGTTTTTGGGTATAAATTTGTAGATCTATGATTTTTTACTGTCAATAATTTCAGTCTATTGACTTTATTATTAAAAATTTCATACTTTCTATTAATAAAGTAATTACTACAATCTACACTTCTTTCAGATTTTAATACTTTCTTGAGAGAAATCCACTGATCATCTGGAATATCATCATAGTAATACTCCATTAAGTCATCTGTATTACGATTTAGGACTAGGACTTTCTTTTCTCCTGAGTCCAATTCTATCTCTGCAACGTCATAGTACTCCTCTGGGTAGGACTCGTGATGTTTAAATTGATTTCTCCAGCCTTCAGGGAGAGTAGTTTTTAAGTAATTTAATAACATAATTAGTAATAGGTTTTAAAATTTATAAGTTAAAGGTCATTATTGTTTTAACATAGGGATTGATTACTAATAGAGGGGTTTTCTTATGAGTAGCTAATTCACAATACTCACCCCAACCTTACCAACTATGTTAAAACAAAAACAGAGAGCAACTATAGATTTCTCTATAAATTGTTCTCTGTCATATATTAGAGTTTGAAGTTATATAATACGCATTTTATCAATTAAAAAAAAATAAAAGGAAACTCAAAGTTTCCTTTTATCCTCCTATAGAACTGATTTCTACATCTTTCCAGCGCCCTTTTGTTTGTCCGATCGGTTTTAGTATATCAATATAAAATTCAAATCTCTCATGCATGGTATCTCTAACTTCATACACCCCATTAATACTTGGGTCTGATTTGCAACTAATCCTAACTTTTGATCCATACTTAAAATGTTTTCTAAGATCTCTCGATACAGCAATCCACTTAAGTTGCCCTGAATTCAATTTATTCAAGTCAATCTTTGAATTATCTGCTGTTATTAATGGATCCTCATCACATTGATTTTCAGTAGGATTATAGACCGTTGCAGTTACCTTCACGATTTTTCTTTTTCCTTTCTTCCATACTCTAGCCTCTCTCTTTTCTTCTCGAGGGGTTTGTTGTTCTTTTTTCAGTTCTTCTTTCATAATTGAATCGAGGAATTGTTCATACTCATATTCCTCTTCCGTTTGCCAGACTCTTTCTACTGGCTTTGGTGCTGGTGAAAATACTAATCTACCTAATAACATAATTCCTAAGATGATCAGTATAATACCTAAACTTCTTTCAAATTTTTCCATCAATTTTTCTAGTTTCATAATTCTAAAAAATTAAAACTCCTAAGTCTTTTTTTCTTTATTCGACTTAAGGAGTATATTAAACATCTATTTTCTCATATATAAGGCTTTCAAACTTTATCACCCGGAGAGAAGAAGAGAAAATAAATCCGATCTTCACAGACCAGATTTATTGCTCTTTTTTTAATCTTTTTTCCAACAATGATAAAAAACTTTCTTATAAGAAATAAGTTGCCTATTTCCCATATATAAGGTTTTGAAGGGATGAAAATAAACCCGATCTTCGCAGACCAGGTTTATCGAATTTTATGAAAAATAAAAAGTAGTACAAACATTGTTCTATTATCAAATAGAACCTCAACAATTGGGATTGTTCATATATAAGAACTTTAAGGTTTACTAGAAGATAAAATCCGCTTATCTTCACAGACCAGCGGATTCTAGCGGGATTAATCACTTAAGTAATCATAAAAATCCCTTAGTTTCAGATTCTATTGTAAAAATCCGAAAAGAAAGGAAATATATAATCATTATTTTTTCTTTTTTAGTAACTTCTCCTCCATCTTTTTATTTCTCTCTTCTAAGTTTTTATTAATATCTTTCATACAATTAGTAAGATTCACAGTGACTATCGTTTCAATATCTTCCTTCAATTCAGTCACTCCATCTATTACTTTATTTGTACCCTTTATTAATTTATACACTATATAAGCACTACCACCAATAATAGCAGTAGCAATAATTCCTTTTATTATATTACTCATAATTGTTTCGTTTTTATTTTTCTACATATATAAGGCTTTCAATCCATTTCCTTTACCTCACGCACAAGAAGGTTCATATTTCTAGCTAACTTCACCATCATCTTAGTTCCTACGTTTTCTCCGGCCGAACTAAAGAAAGCTATACATGCATTAGCTACATCTGCCATCTGCTTATTTCTTCGGTAACCAGCACTTTTTCCATACTTATCCCAATCGGCCGGGTAACGTAGGACTTCATAACCTCTTTCCTCAGCATATTTCTCTCCTAACCTATCAGCTCCTCTCGCACAACCAGATACAATAACAATCTTTTCCTCTGGGTCTGCTGCTTTTCTTGATAATATAGAATCACACTTATCCCTCAAAAGTTCATAATCATCAAACTCTCGAGAACCACAAATAATTACTCTAAACATCTAAATAACCCTCCAATGTTTTAATTATAGAATCAAGCGCCTTATCCTGTTTACTAGAAGATAAACCTGATAAGTAACCATGTAAGTAATAACAGAAATTCTTAGGTAATGAAATAGTATCTTCACCCTTAACCTCTGGAAATAATGATGGAGTGATGTAGTTTTCGAGTGGTCCGTTTTCTGAGTAACCATAAACATACCACCTCCCATTCTCAAAGATATATAAATACTCCTCAGCTTTCTTAGGTGGTGTACTCGTAAAAACTGGCTTAACACTACTCCCCCAACCCTCCTGTCTAGCATAATATTCACATTCACTTAAAGTCTCCTGAACAGTACTAGTATCACCACCCAAGATCAACCCAAAAGCTTCCTCGAAGGTATTATAGTAGTCTAAAAGAATCTGACCTACACCATCTACGTATGAATCATGATGGTTATAGATTGTCATATATTCTTTCTCGAGGCAAACTTGATAACCATGAACGTTCTCATATACCTTTCCAATCATCTCGGTAGGTATCTTAATTGAAATATTTCCTCTCGTTGACATTTTATTTCTTCTTTTTATTATTACTACTTTTCTTACTACCACCTCTAATCATATCTGCAATCCTATCTCCTGCTGCATCCTCTATCTTATTCCTCTGCTTCTTAAGGTTGTTCTGATGTCCATAGGCTGCACCAAGAAGAGCCCCAGCAATAGGAAGAGCTGCCATTCCTATATTAGCTGCTCTTTTCTTTCGCTTGAGTTTCTTAAGGGTCTTTTCAGACTTATTTAATAGAATTTCAGACTTTTTTCCTAAGTTATTTAGTTCTATTCCTTCATCTGGAGATAATTGGTGTGGTGGCTTATCAAATAGTTCTTTAATTCTATCTCCATCTTTATAATAGCCAACTTCATTTTTAGCAACCTCCTTAAGTTCTTCATCATTCATATTCCTAAGTCCTTTCGTGACCTTGGCTAATTTACCACTACCAATAAATCCAGCTGCAGTACCTAAACCTGCCCCTAACACAGAATCCCACCTCTTGTCAGAATTCTTTCTTTTCTCGTTCTTAGAGAATAATTTACGTCTTGGTTTTTCATTATTTAATTTATTTAAGTATTTAAAAAATTTACTACTATATTTTGGATCTTTAGACCTAAAACATTGATTTAATATCGTTTTATCATAATAACTATCTAGATTTACTCCTTCATTCTTTAAATACAGTTCATTAATCCTCTTAACATGTTTTCTAAAATCATCCAAGTCCCTCATCAATAGTCTATTCAGATTCTTTGATGGATCTATTGTTTCTCGATGTAGTATAAGACTTCCAAAAGATTCTCCACGTCTTAAGATAAAATAATCTTCAGATAATATATCCATCTCAAAGTCTTCAATCTGATCCATCAAATTCATTGCCATAAATCCTGGATGTTGATGTAAGTAACTGTAAAATTCAATCTTATGCTTGTCTTTTAATTCCTCCTCCGTTGGCGGATTGATTTTAGAATAAATTGATTTAAAAATTGACTTAATCATTTTACTTCTTTTCTTTTTAATAATTCATATCCTCTTACTCTTTTTTTTATTCCACCTATAGTCTCAGTAGTCATATACTCTTTTACTTCAAAATAGTTAAGTATATCATTAGCCTTAGGATTAGCTGTATAGTTGATGGAACTATAGAGCTCTCCTAGTTTATTTTTAAGGTTAGCTAAACTATACTTCTCACCTGGATTAAAGTTTAGGGTAATAGTATTAACTAGTAATTCAGGGCTGAAAGTTACTATCCCTAATTCTCTCCTGATATTTGTAATATTATAATGCAATTTCTTAAGTCTATCAGGACCTAAAGTTAGATAATAAGACTTAACTTCATCTGAATCTGCTATCTGATCTAGAACAATCTGAATAACTTCTCTAGATACTGGATATTCACACAACATCTTAAACTTTTCTAACATAGTAGTTAAAGTTTCGTATATACATAGAAATCTGGTCACATCCCTATTCACTATATCATCCTTTGTTAGGTTTGATTTAATACTAGAGAATACACTAAATCTATTTCTGTAATCTACTTGCTGAATCTGAAATGCTCGGATTTCATTTACAAGAACAAGCTTATTCTTAACTGGTTTAAGTATAACATCGCCCGTCTGAGAGTTAACTACTTTATTCACAGCTACATAGTTATTCTTGTAATTATAGGATTTAGTATTCTCTTGATAAGTTTTTGCCAAAGAATACCTCTCTTCATATGTTCCTTTTAGATATACAGATAATAAACTTTCAGTATCTTTATTTTTTCTATCTAGGATCGTTTGGAAGTCTGATTCTTTCATTTCTCGATAGTCTGCAGTAATTCTATAGTAGAAGTTTGCTGTATTCTTCCATGGATTTTTCTGAAGTCTTTGACGTCCTAGTATTTGAGGTAAGTCTTCAGCTATATCAACTGCAAGACAATCTGAGTTACTATCAGAAAATATGAAGCTTCTAGCACACTCTGAATAGAAATCTGCACCTAAGTATACAGTTCTTGTACAAAACGTAAACATCTTTGGTTTGACATCTCTCTTAGGTACTTTTCCGATCACAAACTTCTTTCCTAGTTTTCTCTTAATTCTCTTAGCATTATCGTCAGTTCTAGAACATAAGATATTACATTGTTCTGGAGTAAGATTATTCTTTTTAATTATACTAATAATATGATTAACAGAGTTTACATAGAATACAGCTTCATCTGATACTACCTTCGTTGGTATTCCGTCTCTCATAACTGTAATCTCTTCAAAATCTCCGGTTAAATACTTCTGAATAATCTCTTCTGCCTTAGTTCCGACCGATTTCATCGTAAGTACTTTTAATGATGGTCTGGTAATTCTTGATGAGTCTGCTGCTTCCCAATCTAAGTCGAAGTATGGAAGATCTTTAAATTCATCTAACATATCAAGGTATTTTTCCATCATAGGAGTTGCACTTACGAAATATGCGGTCGGAGATTGTTGCAGGTGAAGAAGAAATCCTAGTTCAGTATTACTTTTGAACCTAGCATCGTGAAGAATACTCTGAAATTCATCTACCACAGTAACAAACTTTCCAAAGATTCCCAGTTTTTCGAGGATATCTTTTACTATCCTGTAAGAATCGTATGTTACTAGAATTTTTGCTGGTTTATCTTCTAAGTATCTCTTATAGGTATAGTCAGAAATTTCATTATAGATCCTTTCGTATATCTCTGAATTCTCTTTCTTATCACCTGTTTCTTCATCTTCTAGCTTAACATTTCTTGGTTCTTTAGTGAGATCTTTATCAACTTCAGTTTCCTTCTCCATCTCATTTACAACCAAATAAACCTCATTCTCATGCTGCTCTTTCTTGTTTTCTAAGAGCATTTTTCTAGGGCTACATAAGATAACATTCTCTGGTCCACCTATACAATATTCAGTAAACCCACACCCAGGTAATTGTTTGTTAATAATACACTTCCCTGGAAATCTGTTAAAATTAAATTCACTCCACTCAGAGATATATCTAATACCTCTGGGGACAACAATTTTTTGTCTATCCATAATTTTTATAATGGTTTAAATTAATTATTAAAATCTATTATTATACTGGGTTAATACAGAATCCAGTTA